TTTTTTTTTATTTTTTTTTCTTTTTTTTATTTCGCTCTTGACTTTCCTTCCCTTGCTACTCTTTAATGATACCACAGGTTGACTTGTTTGTCAAGCTTTTTTTTTATTTTTTTTGCCGTCCTTGTGGGCTTGTTTAAGCCCACAACTTCCGAACCATTTTCTTGTGCTGTTTAAAACAGTATGCAAGAATTTCTTTTTCAATTAAAACATCTTCTAAACCAGTGTGGTTTTCAGAAAATTCATTGTTTTTTGAAATAAATCTGTAAAGGATTTCAGCGGTAAACCGAAGTCTGCCATTTTTGGTTAAATAACCATTTTCTTCACAAAATTTCTGATAAGTTGGCATTTTTCCAATAACCTGTCTTGACATTTTCAAAGTATCGCAAATTTCAGTTCCATAAGGAAAGAAAAACCGATATTTTGATTTTGTCAACCATCTTTGTGTATTGTTTAAAGTTCCATAGTCAAAACGCATGTTGTGCGCATAGACTTCTTTAACTTCATAGAGTTTCATGTCATCCGCAAGCTGTTTTCTGATTTCATAGAAACTTGCAACAATTCTTTTGCCCTCTGCAATTTCCTTTTTATACATCGGAATTTTTTTTGCATAATAGCTTGACTGCATCAACTCTTTTTCTTTGTTGAAAATTTCATCAACAACAAAGCTTCTCACTACATACACAAAGCCCCTTTTATCAACTACCGCCCAACCCACATCATAGGAAAACATGTTGCTAGGAAGTACACCTTCCAGAGTTTTGTCAAGCGGACAACTCTCACAATCTAAAACTACCTTGTAACTAATTCTTCTGTCGATTTTTTTCTGCTCCATTTCTTTTTACCTCTCTGTTCTTTATGTATTTATTATATCATGGAGTAGGAAGCTTGTCAAGCATTTTTTTTATTTATTTTTATTTTTTTTTTGTTTGCTCTTGACTTCTGTTCCCCTCAACTGATAAACCTATTATAAGCCATCTTGATCAAAAGCGCAATAGGCAATCTGCACAAAGATAACAGAAAAAGTTTGTGCAGATTGCCAGTTGACACAGGTCCAATAGCAAAGTGCCCAATTTCGGGAGAATTTAAGCGAGAAAATTTGTGCAACTTTTCGCTTGACAAAAGCTGAGCCGTGTGGTATAATGGAAATTTCGCCGGCCCAGGTGCGTGGCCGGCGCGCCATTTTACATCATCTTTTGGAATTTGTCAATAGGTAATTTAAACAAAAATTTAGAGTCAAGTTTGTGCAACTTGACTCTTGACTTTTTACTTCTCACCATCCTCAAATTCATCAAGATAAATAGACCAGCCTTGCCACTCGCCATACTTTTCTATATTGTCTAATGCTTCCAGTCTTGTTTTTCTATCTACTCCCAGAAGAATATTCTCCCGAAAGTATTTTACTGCATTATCCCATTCCAGAAAATAATGATCATCAACACTATCCACAAACCGCAAAACCCAGAACATTTGTTTGCCCCCTTTCAATCCTCGTAAAAATTCACTGGATAAATCTGCTCATCGTAGTAATAGCCTTCTTCTTCCATCTGTTGGCGCGCTTCTTCTTTTTCTTTTTCCTCGCTCTCTTTAAACCGATAGTTTAAATAATAGGTTTCAAAGGCTTGCATTGCTAACTCTTTTGTTGCGTACGCTCCAATGTCTCCATCGCTATCCCAAACGTAAATTCTTTTCATTGTATCAACCTCTTTTCTTTTTTCTTTATTATACCACTGTTGGCGCCCCTTGTCAAGGGGAAATTCTCAGAAGCTTCTGAGAATTTCCATGATGTTCTGAACATCGAAAGCATTTGCGCCCCATTCTGTTCTATTTCTTTCTTCATCATCGAACAGGAAACCTGTTCTGTCAGATACTACCGAACTTTTTGGTGTTCCATAAGTAACAATTTTGATTTCATCCCATTCAACGCTCGGAAGATGTTTAGCAAGCCATTTCAGCTTTGTTGCGGTAACTTCTGCATTGAACTCTGGTGAGCCACTCTTGGAAAGCCACGATACAATTCCGATTCTGTAACCGCTGTTCTGCAATCTGTGAAGCTGTCTTGCGAAACTTGAAAAGTTTAAAAGCGGTTTTGCAATTTCATAAGGTCTTGTGTTCGAGTTCATTAAATCTTCCAGCCATCCCTCTACTCCATAGAAGTTTGCGATTGTTCCGTCCATGTCGAAATAAATTGTTCTTGTCATTTTATCTACCTCTTTCTTTCTTTCTTTTGATAATATTATTATAACCTATTTTTTGGTAATTGTCAAGTATTTTCTTTTAACTATTTTAAAATTATTTTGTAGCCATTAGCGTCCTTTTCTACCACATACAAGAACTGATTTTCTTTTAAATACTTTTCTGCCTTCTCAAAAGCTTCCTTAGTTGTGTACAAGATTGACATTTCATTTACCTCTCTTTCTGATACTAATTATAGCAGATGCAGAACCGCTTGTCAAGCGGTTTTCTGCATTTTCTGTAATTTTTTCAAGGTTCTTACACAAACAATCTGTGCACCATTGAATTTTACCTGTACTTCTTTCCCATTGATGTTCAAGTCACCTTCAACGTAGAATGGAACATTGTCCTTACCTCTAAATTCCTGCCCGTTTAATTCAGAAATGATTCTTTCAAACTCAACGCCTTTGTTGTATCTGCCATTTAAAATTTCTTCTGAACCTAAACACGTAGCACCTTTTTTAATAAGCTGTTCTTGGTATTTCTGCGGAAGCCTGAACTGTAATTTTTCAGCGCCACCTTTTTTACTGGATTCATGTTCTACTCGCATGAACCTCGGCATGATTTCATCAACCTGAATCATGTAAACGAAGTGTTTGTAAATAAAACCTAAGATGTAAGCATCTGCCGCACTGAACTTTCTATAATTTTTAATCATTGTCTGTTTTGTCATTTTTGATTTCCTCTCTTTCATTTGATAATGTTATTATAGCACTGAACGTGCGGTTTGTCAACACTTTTTTTTATTTATTTACAATTTTGTCAAGTAAAATTCCCAAATAATATTCTGCAAAAGTGCATGGACGCATTACAAAATCTTCTTTATTCCATTTATCATACTTAAGCGCCATTTTATTAAGCATCTGCTGTTTATTCCGAATTGGATATTTTGATTTAATAAAATAATTATTTGAATCCCCAGTAATTTTGACTAATCCGTAATACATTCTGTTTACCTCTCTTTCATTTGATACATTTATTATAACAGAAGGGATTGAACTTGTCAACCTTTTTTTTTAAAATTTTTCTGTAAAAATTACATAACCTTCACGATAACCGCCGAAACAATCATCAAATTTTTTGTCACTATTTTCAATTTCATAGTCGTTAATAAGATAATCAACTAACTGATTTCTAAATTTATGAACCCATTTTCTATCTTTTCTTGTGAATTTTTTCATTTTATTATTCCAGAGGAATATTCTTGTATTAACTTCCAGACCATTAGAATCAAAAGTCTCACAAATTTTTGGAATGTTTCTGTCAAGAACCTCTTTAGCTTGTTCCTCAGACCATACAAGTTTTTCGCCCTGTTTCTCTTTATATTTTTCAACTACTCGGTATCCGACATAGAGAGGATACAGAACCACTCTCATAACCTTGTAGCCATTCTCATTCCACCATTCTCTAACAACGTGCTCTCTCTTTACCTGTCTTGCATTCATCATTTCCTCAAATCTCATTTTATTTACCTCTCTTTCTTTTGATAGTATTATTATAACGCCTTTACGTTCATTTGTCAATACTTTTTTTAAATTAGTTGAAAACAATTCATAATGTTAACGTAACTATTGCAAGAAAATTCTCTAACTGTTTTAGATAAAAACTTCAACATGATTTTTTTAACAATAGCATCTGGTAAAGTCTTCATCATTTCCCTTTCGATAGTATTGTAAATTCCATTCGGCAATTCATACATCTTCATGGTGTCAAACTCTTCTATTGTCAATAATCTCATTTTCAAGTTCCTCTTCCTTCATTTGATGATATCATTATACCACCGCCCATTCCAGAAGTCAAGCAAAAAAATTGCACAAATTTCAGGATTTTTACTACCAAATATTTATGCAATCTGTCTATTGACAAAATTGCGGGGTGGTGGTATAATTGAAAATTCCGGCCGCAAGGACAGTGCGCGGCCGGCCAAAATTGAAACAAAAAAAAGAGCTAATTACTTAGCTCTTTCACTTAAACATCAACTTAATAATTATCACCGCAACCCAAACCACAAAGGCCAGACTCCAGGTGAATGTAATGAATACCCCGGCGAACTGAAGGACAAACAGCAGAAGCCAAAGCAGGCCCGCAGTAATAAAGAAATCCGCCACTAATGCTAAAACTACTAATGCAATCATGTTTTTTCTCCTTTCTTTTGGAAGCTGGGAGCCTTTCCTCGGCATCGCCTTGTGTTCAAGACAACACTGGTACTTTTGGCTCCCGACACCTCTCTTTTGATAATTTAATAATACCACACTTTTGGTTATTAGTCAAGCTTTTTTCTTGTTCTATTTACAGGTTCAAATAAACACGCATCAGCGAAAAAATAAATCACATGAGACCATTTTAAAGATTCTTTTGCATAGACTAATAAATCTTCTTCTGTTGGATTCTCTGGGATACCTGATTTTCTCCAAGTGTCAATACTTTCTTGGCACTCTGTATTCATTACGTATTTCTCCATCTGTTGGAGTAAATGAACTCTTATTTCTATTATTTCTTCCTTGCTATACATTGCGCTCCTCCTCTTTCTTAACAGTGAACTGTAACAGTTCTATTAAGTCTTTTACATCATCTATTGTTCCAATCTCAATGGCGTGTTCGCAATCACAAACATAGAAAATTCCGTTATCTTGTTCAATTTGTTCAATGCTCATTTTTCCTTCTCCTCTCTAAGAATCTTGTTAATGAGGTTTTTGATTTCTTTTAAATCTTCTAAATCACAGTAAACCTTATCGCCCCAACCGCCTTTAATTGTGTATGGATAATTTTTATCGTCGCTTCTTTCGATTGTCATTGTATGCAACTCCTTTTCTTTTTGATAATGTTATTGTATCATAGGGGCTGACATTTGTCAACCCCTTTTTTAAAATTATTTCTGACTGATGTTAAAATCATCATTTCTATCATACAAGTAGTTTGACATGAAGTCTGTCTCTTCACAGCCATTTATCATCATCAAAGAATACTCTTTATCTCCAAATCCATACAAAAGCTGTCTTACAGTTTTACCTTTTGCGTAAGCATAACCGCATTCCCATGCTGTCCCGCTGTCTGAATACATCCCGAAGTTGAGAACCCATACTTCATCAGCTTTGTCGATTGCGTCAACATCCTGTTGGAAAACCTTCCTACCCCATGTTGCATTATCTAAATCCCATGCATTTTCAATTTCATGTTCTATTGGAGCGTAAACTTCCAAACCTTGCGCGCGCATCTTCTGGAGAATCTGAACATACATTACTCTTTCATTATTTTTAAACCATGGACTTGCTAAATAAATCATTGTATCGACCTCTTTTCTTTTTTGATAATGTTATTATAACCTATTTTTTAGAAATTGTCAATAACTTTTTTACGTTTTAGGTTTGGGCTTAATGCCCAAACCTAATGTAGTGATTCATCCAGTTTTCGCCAAACTGCTTTTTGAACTCTTCCACATACTCTGGATAGTTCTCATTGACTGACAGTTTGTAAATACTATCATAGTCCATTGTAGTTACCCATTCACGATTAGTTCCTTTGTAAAACCTCAGCGTGTCAAGAATCCAGTTCATTGATTCTTGTGATAAATCCATTGCGATAACCTCTCTCAATGTTACTACCTGTCCATTAAACAATGGTTCAATGTCAAATCCTGTTACCTTAGTTCCGCTAATCTTTGGCTCGAATGTCATGTTCATCAATTCCTTTCTTTCTTTTGATAGTATTATTATAACATGGGGTCGACTAAATGTCAACCCCTATTTCTTTCATTTCTTGAAAAACTGATGTGATGAATCTTCCAACTAGTTTTCCATCAGCTGTCTTGTATCTAACCACATCTCTGAAAATATCAAACATCTGCACTTCGGTAGCACCTTTGACAACCCGCAAATAATTACACAGCTTTTCGAGTTCTTCCATTGTTATTTTCATTGTATCAACTCTCTTTCTTTTTTGATAATATTATAATATCATATTTTTTGGTAATTGTCAATAGGTGTTTTGCACGTGTTAGGTTTGGGGCTTGATACCCCAGCCTAACGAACAGTAAAGTAACTTCTTTGATTATGCATCAGTTTGCGCACTTTGCCAGTCTGTACTAACCTGTGTAACATTACACTGCATTTCTGTGCATTACATCTTCCATAGAAAACATTAGCAATGTCTCTCGCAGTGTAGCTGTTCATTGGATTCAAAGACAGGAAAGTAAGAATATCTGATTGCAGTTTCTCATAATTAATTCTTTTCAGTGCGCTTTCTTGTCTCTTTGTACTTGAAACCATTGTATCAACCTCTCTTTCTTTTGATACTATTATAACAGAAGGGGTTGAGTTTGTCAACCCCTAGTTTTAATCATCTTCTGTCTCCCAGTACTCTTCATCTTCATCCCAGAATGCCGCAAAATCATCACACTCTTCTATTGGATTATCAATCACGCAAGTTCCATCTTTCTTCCAATAGGGACAATCCCAACCATTCACAGGGCAATACACTTTCTTCATCTTATCAGTTCCTTTCTTCTTTTGATACTATTATTATAACAGAATCTGATTTGCTTGTCAATATCTTTTTAAATAAACTTTGAAAAGTTCTACATTGACTGAACCCTCATCATCAATCCAGCTAAATGCATAACAATCAACATCAAACCTTGGAGTTTCAAGAACGCATTCATGCGAAATGTCATAGTTTAACTGTTCAAGCTCTGCCCATTCCTCCAAAGCTTCTCCAAAAGTCTGACATTTTTCATTATAAAGTTTTAACTCTCCAACCTCATCATAGAAACCTTTTGCTTTAAAAAAATTTATTAAGTTCATTATTTGTATTTCCTTTCTTTTTTCTTTTATTATAGCAGGGATTGACTTAGTTGTCAACCCCTATTTTAAATTTCCATTTACAAATTTTTTGATATTTCACAGGAATCAAAGAAACAAATTTTTTCTGGTCATCTAGAGACAATTCTTGCAGTTGCTTTACTCTCATTGAAAAAGGATTGATTTTTCTTTTTATTAAGAAGGGAAAAGTTCTAACAAAGAGGAAAGTCTGAACTAAATACCTTCCTGCATCCACCAGTGCAAGCACTGGAAAGTAGAAAACTTCTTCATCCATTAAATAACCAATCACATACACCGCAAGCGCTCCAATAACAATACCTTTTAACATTTTACCAACCTCTTTCTTTTTTCTTTTATTATAACACCAAAATGTTAGGTTGTCAACAAGAAATTATAATTTCTTGTTGATTTCCGTTACATTGTATTTCACATGGTATTTCTGCAAAATATCTTTTACAATAGCGCTTTCTTCTCTGGTTTTGCTAAAAATGTCAATATTGTAATAGGTTTCATTCTTGTAAATTACTTCACCGCAAGTGTAGCTGACTGAGAATGGTTCTAATTTGTGAATTAGTCCTTTATCCTTTGAAGTAACTGAAATTTTCCACAAACAGTCTTTCTTGCATTTTTCCATGAGCCAGATTGATGCATACACTCCAATTAAGTTTGTTAAAATTGTTACTGTGACTGTGATGCCTAAGTCAAGGCTTGCTAATTGCTTTACTACAACTGCATAGAACCCGTAGGATAAAGCATTGATTGCCGCCGCGGTCTTTTTGCCTGCACGCACAGTTAAGATTGATTTCATTGTAGATAACATTACATTGACTAAACTACATGTAAAAAATATTATAATTGCTTCCATTCTTTTATTCTCCTCTCTTGGAATTATAACTATTATACCCCGAAAGGGGTTGTTTGTCAACCCCTATTCTGATAAAATTGAAAAGATTCTGTCGAATAATTCTTCGCCCTGCTTTGCGTCCTTCTGGTCAGCGAAATCAATTCTAGCAGTCTGACCGCTATTGTATTTGATAAAAATTGTAACGTCATACAAGCTGTATTTCTTTCCGTAAGAAGTGTGAGTGTGTTCAGATACTCTCTTTTCTACCTCAATAACGTTTTCCAGTGATACGATTTTATTTTCTGATTTAATAAGTTTCATTTTTATTTACCTTTCCTTTCCTCATCTGATGTAATTATTATACCATGGGGCTGACCTTTTGTCAACCCCTTTTGGAGAATTTTTTAAAAAACTTTTTCGATTCCTTTATCTTTGAGATACTCACAAAATTCATCTGCTGTGAGTAATTCCATAACTGTTTTGATGCTAAGGTTACTTTCTTCTTCATACGCGATCTTGTATTCAAATGATTTAAACTGTTTTTCAGTAAAGGTTACAACTCCATCGAAATAGTCAAGCACTGAGAATCTAAGAACAGGTTTCTTTGTAAAGAAAGTCTTGCCCATCTCCGCATTCATAATGAGGTTGCTTTCTACTATTTCCTTAGCATCTTCAAAGCTTGTAATTTTAATGCTTTCATAACTGCTTTGAATAGCCTCTTCCTCTTCCATGTAATGAAGATGCCTAAACATGCTAGTTTTTCTCCATTCTGTTTCACCTTCAAATCTTACATAAACTCTATAATTATAAATCTTTTTCATTATCTTCATGTCCTTTCTTATCTCTCTTGATGGTATTAGTATAGCACAGCTTGCGCGCTTTGTCAACAATAATTTTGTACAAAATAAACAATACGTTTTTGTGCAAGTTGCACTGTGTTAAATTTTTAACAATCTCGCTTCGCTGACCCTAAAACCGCACGTACAAGAAAAAACAAAAGGGCGGTTTTTCTCCGCCCCCTTTTTACTCTTCCCACTCATGGTCAATCAGCTTCGCCGCTTCCATCCATTCATCAAACAGGTATTCAAGATGAATTGAAACCGCGCTAAATACGAATCCGCAAATACCCCCAACCAAAAGTGACTTAATAGACAGCCCTGCATAGCCCCATACAATACCAGCTCCTAATACTACGCAAATAATAACGATGATTTTAACCCTTGTTTTTTCACTCATTTCTTTTTCCTCTTTTCTGGTTATTCTTTTCTTCCTTACATTATTATAATATCATAATTTTTGGTAAAAGTCAATACTTTTCTTTTAATTCTTACAATAATTCTTCTTCTGAAACCTCTTTAATCTGTACCCCAGATAGTATCCCCCTCTTATTTAACACTCGCAAAAGGTCCTCTACTGAGACAACATGGTTTTCTACCAGTACTTCTCCTGAATCTACATCCATTACTCTTTCCCATTCATCACTCTTTAATAGTGTTATTCTCATTGTATTATCCTCTCTTTAGCTTGCTATCATTGTGATAGCAAGCTTTTGCTCTTGCTTAGTGTGTCACTGTGTATGTCACTATCTCATCATCTGTGATGTCCTCTGTGCCCATGCTGTCCATGACCAGTGTTACCTTATCGCCCATGCTCATGTCTACATCTTCCATTGCCCAGAGATAGCCATCTGTATCTTCCAGCCCTACATACTGTACACCATCATACTCATTGACCTCATACACTGTAGCATCTACTGTGTAAGTGTGTCCTGTGTTACCTGCCATCATCATTGCTACTGCTATCAATACCGCCTTCATCATTATCTATCGGCTCCTTTCTTTCTTTACCTTGTATAGACATTATAGCACACACTGCTCTTTGTCTACTGGCAGATTGCACAAAGATGCGTGATGAAGTTTGTGCATTCTGCCGATTGACACTCGCTAATTGCCAAATTATAGGAAGTTGATGATTAGCAAGCCTGCAAGCCTCTTGGATCGAGAAATATTGAGCCATCATTTCAATCGAAAACTCGGTCCATCTCCTGCGTCAATGGCCCGGTGCGCAGCGCTCGCGCGACACGCTTCTCAGAAAACGCGACAATACGTTTTAGACATTTTTTCCGAGATAGTTTTAAAATAAAAAAAGTCACCAGACTGAATGATGCTTGATGGGGGGTGTATTTCGGGAGAAAAAATTTTTTCATTTTGAATTTGATATTCCTCTGGACATAATTCCCACCAAATCGATTTCAGAAACGAGATTACGATATTATCTTTTTCAAAACCCTATTTCCCCTCTTCTGGATTTTCTTTATCTACATAATAAATTTTATCAATTTCAGGATTTTTGAAATTAGGTTCCCTATCCTGATATACTAAATCCTCTATCTCTCGGCCCCAATGCGGATACAAAAAAATCTTAATTCCTTTTTCTTTTGCATATTCAATCGTTTCATATGTTCCGCCTTCTTCAACGCCATCCCAAACCGCAATCAAAACATCTGAATGGTCAACCATCCACTTATCTCTAAAGCCATAAGGGTCTTTTCCATCATTATATTGCGGATATAAAAAAATTACATTCCTAGCACTCTCCATTAAATTAATTTCTTTATCATGGAAAGTTTTTCTCCAACTTGGATAAATGCATGTGTAAGGAATCTTATTATACTTTGCACATTCTGCCGCAATTTGATCTACTCCTTGCGCCATTCCAGTAAAAAACTCTTCCGGTCTAATCTCCTTCAAAGTATCTTCAATCCAATTTCTAACATACCATTCATGACCGGCTAATCTTCCAGGTCTATGCCCGGTTATCATTGCTCTCATTTATCCTTCAATAACCTCCTGTAGCTCAGTTGGAATTTCTGCGCCAAGCTCTTTTAAAACTTCTGCGGCTGCCAAATATTTTCCATCTACCGATCCATAAGGCGCCAGCAAAATATAATCCTTTCCTTCAATTTCTGCGGTAAAAAATTCCATCTGATTATTTTCTGAATTTATATACATGCGCGCCCGCAAACTTTTAGGAATTGTAATCCTTCCTAAATCATCAATTTTCTTTACTACATTTTCCGGTTTAACTACTACCATTATCCATTCTCCTTTTTCTCATTCAATGTCCAACATTTTTTATTAAATAGACTACAATTTAAATTACATTGACCTCCATAGCCTTCACAAGGGTGAAGCTCTTCCAAGAGGAAGTCAAGACAGTGATTATGCGCAGTCTTGATATCCCACATCATGCTGTCCCAGCCCCATTCCTCGAAAACTCTGCGCGCAATATATTCATCTCTCATTTTAATATATTCTTCTGTTGAAACTTTAATTTTACCATCATCTTTGTTTTCTTTTTCTTTTCCAAATAAATTTTTAAAAAATGGATTTGCAATATTTTTCTCTTTAGCGACTTTTTTAAAATCACTACTATATTTTACTCTTGCGGCTCCACTTCCACTTAATACTACCATTTTATGTTTCCTCCACTATCATCATCCCACCCCTCTGGGAAAATAGCGTTTAAAATTGCTTCTAATATATTTACTATTGCAAAAAAAGGACCTCCAATAATAAAAATAAAGAATACTATAATCTTATCTTTTAAAGATAATTCTGCCATTATTGGTGCATATTCCAATAATACAATACATGAAATAATGAGCCATAAAATTTCTATGAAAATAAATTCCTTCAAACTGTAAGCTCCCTTCCTATTTCTTACTTTTATTATAACAAAAATTTTGGGTTTTGTCAAAAAATTTGACTTTGCCCAAAAATTCTGGTATACTAAAATTAGAGAGTGGAGGTGACCTAACATAATAAAGTTAGATTATACATTAGAAACTCCTGTAGAACGAAACGAGTTGGTAAAACAAATTCTGGAAGAAAATCCAGAACCAAATGATAAATATTTAGAAATTCTTGCCGACTACTTAGTTCTTTGTATGGAGAAACAAGAAAAGAAAGAACGTAAAATTATTACGGAAAATCGAATGACTACAGTTAATAAAAGAGAAACATCATTCGAGGGGCTTGTTTCCCAGCTTGAAAATGGCGAAGATGGTATTTATAATTTAATAAACGAAAGTAAAACAACAATTTTTCAACCAAAAGTAAAGATAACTAAAAAAGATTTAGAAGAAATCCAACCCTTAAGACAACTAAAAGAAGCCATAGATATTTGGGAAGCAAAACTAAAAAGAGCAGAGGGCAAGGATGCTTTTATTATAAAGAAAGCTTTAATTGAGATGCGCAAAGACCAATATATTATTAAAAATGCGTATCGTAAACCAATAACGATGACAAAGTTTGTCCGCTCAAAAATGCCGACAAAATTAGAAGAATCATTTTCTTTTGATGCTGATGGATATATTATTCCAGAAGGTGTTTCGCTATGTGATTCAAAAGTCTGCTCTGCTATTTTATGTAATTATTCAAGACTAAAAGAAGATTCTTGGGGCCACCATGATAGTGATTTATGGTATCTCATGGATGATTTTGATTCAATCTCTGGGCGAGCCCTTGAAGAATATCCGATGTATAGAAAAATCGTTGAGTGTAAGATTGATGGATTACAAAATGTTGAAATCCAAAAGGAACTCAAAGATGAATTTGGTGTTACGCATAGTCTAGAATATATTTCATCTCTTTGGCGAAAGAAAATTCCAAATTTAATAGCATCTCAAGCTGAAGATGAAACCCTTGATTGGTATTTCTTAACACAAGAAAAAGGAAAATATAAAAGATGCAGTAGATGCGGCGAGATTAAATTGGCGCATAATAAATATTTTAGTAAGAATAAAACAAGTAAAGATGGTTTTTATTCTATTTGTAAATGCTGTAGAAATTCAAAAACAAAGGCCAAGAAAGCTTAATTTGCTCCTGGTATTTTCATAATTTTAAAAGGAGGAATTAGTATGGCAGAAAATTCAGTTTTCTATTGTGATAAATGTAAGAAAACTATGCGGGCTGATGAATTCTATGGCTCGAACAATTTAATAAAATATCCAAATGGAAAATTAAATCAATGTAAAAAATGTATTACCATGCATGTGGATAACTGGAACCCAGAATCATTTTTGTGGATTTTACAAGAATGCGATGTTCCTTATATTCCAGATGAATGGGATAAATTGTTAGCTTCGTATGCGCGCGACCCCAGTAAAGTTACTGGTATGACAATTTTAGGTAGATATTTATCTAAAATGAAATTAAAACAATTTAAAGATTATCGTTGGGAGCATACTGAGTTTTTACAAGAATTAGCTAATCATAAAATTGAAGAAGCTATGAAACGACAAGGGTATGATGCGGCTGAAATCGCGCAAGTTATTTCAGAAAAACAGCTTTCAGTTCCAGAAGGCGGATATGCTGAACCTGTATATGAAGAACCCGCAGTGCCGCAATATTATACTGCAAATGAAGATGAGGATTATTTTGATCGGTCTAATGGAGATGATTCTTTAGACTTAACCGATGAAGATAGAACTTATTTAAGATTAAAATGGGGAAAAACTTATAAACCAGAAGAGTGGGTAAAGCTGGAACAGCTTTACACTCGTATGACTGAATCATACGATGTCCAGGGAGCTGGACATGAGGATATTCTGAAGCTTGTATGTAAGACTTCTATTAAAGCTAATCAGCTTTTGGATATCGGTGATGTGGATGGCGCCCAAAAGATGGTTAAAATGTATGATTCGCTAATGAAGTCTGGTAAATTTACTGCGGCTCAGAATAAAGCTGAAAATGGTGAATTTGTAAATTGCATTTCTGAACTAGTTGAGGTTTGTGAAAAAGAAGGATTTATCCCTAGATATTATGTAGATGGACCAAAAGATAGAGTTGATGAAACTTTAGCAGATTTAAAGAATTATACTCATTCTCTTATCGTAGAAGAAATGAATCTTGGTAACTTAATTGAATCTGCCGTTAAAGAAATGGCAAAAGAGGAATCTAAGGAAGAGGATGAAGATATTGAAGATGAATTAAGCTATGATGAAATTGATGAATTAAAAGATCAAGATTTTGAAGATTATAATCAATTCCTTGAAGATGAAGAGATTAGTGATGAAACTATCAATGAATTTCTGAAAGGTGGAGACGTATAATGGCATTACAGGATTTAATAGACCTATCAGGTAATCAAAAAAAGATTGGTCTTTCCGAAGAACGTGTGCGAGCCATTGTCCCAGTAGCTAGAGAATATATCTCCTTTTGGAGAGAGTATCCAGACTTATTTATTGATTTTTTATTAGAGAAAGGCGGAAATCCACAGGATTTCCATTTCTTCTTTTATCAGAGAGTATTTTTGCGCGCGGCGATGCGGCATCAGTATGTTTATGCAGTATTTCCTCGAGCTTATAGTAAATCATTTTTGTCTATCATGGTTTTAATGTGTAGATGTATTCTTTATCCAAAATGTAAGTTATTCGTTACTTCTGGTGGTAAAGAGCAGGCTGCGGGTATCGTAAAAGAAAAAGTTCAAGAAATTTGCACTTTAATACCGGCCTTTAAGCGAGAAATTAATTGGGGCCGTGGTGTAACCCTTGAAGGTAAAGATTATTGTAAGTATGTATTTAATAATGGATCTTATTTTGATAATATTGCGGCTAGAGAAAGTTCTCGTGGTAAGCGTCGACATGGCGGTCTAATCGAGGAGTGCGTAGGTGTAGATGGAAAGATTCTTTCTGAAGTTATTATTCCTACCATGAATATTTCTCGTATGTGTATGGATGGTTCTACGCATCCAGAAGAACAATTAAATAAATCTCAGATTTATATTACGACTGCGGGATGGAAAAATACATTTCCTTATGATAAATTAATTCAGCTTCTGGTATGGCAAATTGTTAAACCAGAAAAATCTATGGTTTTAGGCGGAACTTATCGTATTCCAGTTTTAGTAAAACTTCTTGATAAGAATTTTATTCGAGATCTGAAAATGGATGGAACTTTCAATGAGTCTTCATTTGATCGAGAATATGAAAGTATTTGGTCAGGAACTGTAGAAGATGCTTTCTTTAATGCTGAAACATTTGATAGAAATAGAATCCTTAAACAGCCAGAAAAAGAAGCATCTGGTCGAATTGGTAAATCAAGTTTTTATATTATTTCGCTTGACGTTGGTCGTAAGGGCTGTGATTCTGTTGCATGTATTTTTAAAGTAACACCGCAACCACAAGGAGTTTCAACAAAACAATTAGTTAATATTTATACAATGTCTGATGAGCATTTTGAAGATCAGGCTATAAAAGTTAAAAAATTATTTTATAAATATAAAGCAAGGCGTCTTGTTATAGATGGTAATGGTATGGGTATTGGACTTCTGGATTATATGGTTAAGCCACAAACTGATTCAGAAACTAATGAATTCTATCCAGACTTTGGCGTTTATAATGATGATGAAGGTTTTTATAAAAAATATAGAACTGTAGATTGTGAACAAGATGCAATTTATGTTATAAAGGCTAACGCTCCGATTAATACTGAGGCACATGCAAATGCGCAAACTCAGCTTTCTTCTGGAAAGGTTAAATTCTTAATTGATGAGCGTGTTGCTAAGACAAAATTATTGGGAACTAAAGTAGGTCAGAATATGAAACCAGAAGAAAGGGCAGAATATTTAAAACCATTTACTTTAACTTCCATATTAAAGGAAGAGATGATGAACCTTCGTGAGGAGAATGAAGGTGTTAATATTATCTTAAAACAAGCAAATAGAGGTATCAGAAAAGATAAATTTTCTGCCTTTGAGTATGGATTATATTATATAAAACAAGAAGAAGATAATAAGAAAAAGAAGAAAAAGTTTAATGCTAAGGAATGGAGATTCTTAAATTAAGCATGAGAGGAGGGGTTGTATGCGCGCGTCGAGAGGTGAAATTAAAATCGAAGAAATTTTGACAGAATCTGGATTGCCATTTAAGATGGAATATATTTTTCCAGATTTGCGGAGCCCAAATGGGCGGCCCCTTCGTTTCGATTTTGTAGTCTTTGATGATGATGGAAATATTGATTTTATTATCGAATTTCAAGGTAAACAACATTATGAGCCTAGTCAAAAATTTGGTGGTAAAAGAGGTTTCTACCAACAGCAATTTAATGATAATAAGAAACGAAGATTTTGTGCGTTACATGATTTTAAATTAATTGAAATTCCATACACTGAAGAGAACCTCATTTCATACGATTACATTATGAAGAAGGCTGGATATTAAAAGGAGGTGGAATTTTGGAAAATAGACAGGAAGAAATTCATGCTAAAGGTTTTAATATGAATGACACTTATCGCGATCATATTGATCCATTAGATTATGGTAAAATTAAAGTTGGAACAAAAACTCTTGATGATGCTATTTTAAATCTAGGATCTATACGAAAAGCACATAGAACTTATGGAAATAAGCAAGTTGTTCTTAGAGCTTTAGGTGAACGAAATCTACCTTTATTAAGAGAAATTTCAAATTACTTTTATTCTACTAATGGTATTTACTCCAGAATGTGTAATTATACCGCTTTTCTTTATAGATATGATTGGTATATTGTTCCAGAAATTCTTGATGATACAGTAAAAGAAGAAAAGGTTTTAAAAGAATTTAATAATCTTTTGAGTTTTTTAGATAATACTCATATTAAAAAGCAATGTGGTGATATTGCTTTAGAGGTTATTAAAAATGGGGCCTATTATGGTTATATGGTTCCTTCTGAGGATGGAATTATTTTACAACAATTACCTATAAATTATTGTCGATCAAGATATTTTGTTGGAGATTTTCCCGCAGTAGAATTTAACATGAGATTTTTTGATGATAATTTCAGAGACATAAATTATCGTTTAAAAGTCTTAAAGATGTTCCCAAAAGAATTCCAAGAGGGATATTTGAAATATAAACAGGGCAAACTTCCGATTGATAACATGGGTGATCCTTTTGGAACATGGTTTTTACTAGATCCGCAATCTACGGTTAAATTTAATTTTCATAATAGTGATATTCCGCTATTTGTTAATGCGATTCCAGAGATTTTAGATTTGGATGCCGCACAAGAGTTAGATCGTAGAAAACAGATGCAGCAATTATTAAAAGTCGTTATTCAAAAATTACCACTAGATAAAAATGGTGATTTAGTATTTGACGTTGATGAAGCAAGAGATATTCATAATAATGCGGTTGATATGTTACAACATGCTATTGGAGTAGATGTTTTAACAACATTTGCAGATATTACTGTAGAAGATATGGCTGATAGTAATACAACTACTACAACAGATGATTTAGAGAAGATGGAACGTGCAGTTTATAATGCTTTTGGTACTTCTCAAAATTTATTTAATACAGATGGAAATTTATCTCTTGAGAAATCAATTTTAAACGATGAGTCAAATATAAGAGATTTACTTTTACAATTCCATATATTTTATGACAGAGTAGTTCAGTCAAAATGTAATAATAAAAGAAAATACAAATTTAGATTTTATATGTTAGATACGACTCAGTATAATTATACTGATCGTGCAAAAATGTATAAAGAGCAAGTCCAGAATGGTTACTCTAAAATGTTACCTCAAATCGCAATGGGTCATTCGCAGAGTTCTATTATTCATACTGCTTACTTTGAGAATGAGATTCTTCATTTGAGTGAAATTATGATTCCTCCATTAATGAGTTCAACTTTAAATGGTGAAGATATTTTGGGTAAAAATGATGAATCAAAATCTTCAAATAATCAAAGTAATTCAGAGGGAAAATCTTCTCAAAGCAGTTCCAATAGTGATGGTACTGCAGGACGTCCAGAAAAATCGGATGATGAGAAGAGTGAAAAGACTATTGCTAATAAAGAATCTATGAGTTAGGAGGATTAATATAATGCATAAAAGTGTGCGTTTAGAGACTCCGTGTGAGTTTATTAACGTAGTCCCTGTTAATCCTCTAATTTCTAAATGCCAGATTAAAGTTTGTTATGTTGGAGATGAGCCTAATCGCAATAGAAGTGTTATTACTAAAGATGTTGCGCGACAGATGGCTAACAGTCTTCCTGGTAGTCCGATTGTAGGATTCTTTAATGAGGATACTGGCGATTTTGAAGAACATAATCGAACTTTAGATATTAAAAATGGTAAACTTGAAATTAAGGATGCTACAAGACCTTATGGTTTTGTTGATTTAAATGCAAAGGTATGGTTTCAAAAATATTTGGATGATGATACTATTGAAAGAGAATATCTTGTAACTGAAGGATATTTGTGGACAGGTCAGTATCCAGAGTGTCAAAGAGCTGTTGATAAAGGAAATAATGAATCAATGGAACTTGATAAAAATCATTTAGATGCAAATTGGACAAACGATAGTAATGGAAAACCTCAATTTTTTATTATTAATGAAGCAATTATTTCTAAACTTTGCATTTTAGGTGAGGACTATGAACCTTGCTTTGAGGGTTCCAGTGTTACCAATGATCAAATTCAATTCTCTTTTGCAGATGACTTTAAAGAGCAGTTATTCTCAATGATAAGTGAATTGAAAGAATTATTACAGGAAAAAGGAGGAACAACGCAAGTGTTTACTACATATGCAGTTACAGTTGGTGATTCTCTGTGGAATGCTCTTTATAGTCATGTAGATGAAAAAATGAATGGCAGTACTATTGTTGGAGTTTATGAAGACAATAATCAAAAATTTGCTGTTCTTAAAAATGGAGAAAAATATTCTCGTTTAGATTTTTCATTTAATGATAAAGAGGAATTTGTTCCAGCAGAAGCTGTCGCTGATATTACAGATTCTTTTACTCCTTCAGAAGAAGCGCAGTTTGCATTAGCAGATGTTGAAGCTTTTGAAACAGAGTATAAGAAAAAGAAAGAAGAAGAGGACAAAGAAGGAAAATCTGATTCCGATAAAACTGATGATACAACAGAAGGGGAAAAAGATGACACTTCTGATGATTCTGAAGAGGATCCAAAAGAAGATCCTGATGAAGATGAAAAAAAGAAAAAGAAAACTGGTGAAGATGGCAAAAAGGCAAAATATTCATTAGAAGAAATTCCAGAATATCTTGAGCTTCAAACCAAATTCTCTGCATTGCAGACTACAGTTAATACTTTAACCCAGGAAAAAGCTGCTTTAGAAGCTCAGTTACAACCTCTTATCAATTTCAGAAATCAAGTTGAAAAAGAGAAAAAAGAGGAAATGATTAAGAGCTTTTATATGTTATCTGATGAAGATAAAGCTGATGTTGTTGCTAACATCGATAAATATTCTTTGGATGATATTGAAGCAAAACTTTCTATCTTATGTGTTCGTAACAAGGTAAGCTTTAACCTTGATGATGATAATGATCATAAAGATCCTACCACTTATAATTTGAATGATCAGTTCACTGATACAAATACCCCAGCTTGGATTAAAGCTGCTATGGATGTTGCGAAAACTATGAATTAAAAAACTTTTAAGGAGGATATATAATGCTTAGTGATTTCTTAAAGAAACATATCACTAGTCAGGCAAAGTTTATCCAAACAAATGGATACGGATATGGCCAGGTTGAACCTAACCATCTGTCTGCGCAGAGAACCGCACAGGTTTATGCTCAGTTGCCTGCGGCTGCTGATATTGATGTACTAGAGCAAGGTCAGTTTGTAAAATATGATTATGCAAGCGGTCTTGTTAATTTTGAAGGAAAAGGCGAGTGGATGCTTGTTTACAATGAAATTAAATTGTATCGTGAGCATCAAGATGATTGCGAATTTGCAATGCTAAAAGACAATTATCAGGCTCGTATTTATAGTCCATTCGGTTATGGAGTTGACAAGGATGGTAACCATACTGTTGATGACGATTGGAGTAGACAGTCTAGATATTACAATGGAGTAGATGCTGAAGGTAGCTCAAGTATCAAAGTTGGCGAAAATGAATACTCTTATGATGATGTTACCGCTGCTCCAGATATGTACGAGATTCATTACAATGAGGATCCATTCCACATTCTTGGGCCGTACAAAGAGGCTAGAATGCCAGAAGGTACCACAATGGTTCCTCGTGTATTCAAGACCAATGTGGGCGACATTTTTACTACAAATATGATTAACGAAGAATCTGTTGAACTTGGTGATACTCTTGTTCCTGGTGAAAAAGGAATTCTTGAGAAGAAAGAGAGTATTGATGGTGAAGCAATGGTATGGCAGGTAGTTAAAGTTTATACAATGCCAGATCACCAGCCAGGCGTAAAGATTATGCGTATTGTCTAATAAGGAGGGAAGAATATAATGCTAGATAGAGCTAATTTAGTTGCTTTAATGAAGCAAGTTGCAAAAGCTGATCCTTCCGCTCCGGTGGCTTATAGTTTTGGAAATGAGAATCTAAGCTATGAGGCATTAAATGAAACACTTCGTAGAGAGCTGAATGAATTGGCAGGAACATACTCACTATATCGTGAGAATAAAAATTTAATTTTCTCAATTATTGAGGAAACTCTTGATGAAGTTCTACCAAAGAAAGTAGTAGAACAATATGATCAGTTTGCTGAGGTTCGTACATTCGCACAAGGCGATAAGATTCTGTTCCGTCGTAAACTTACATCTAATAATAGAGCTAAACAGTTCATTACCAGAGTTGGACTTGCAGGTATTTATGAAGTATTCAAACTTGGTAAGAACGAAGAGGCTTTTGAAGTTCGTACAAGTGCTATTGGTGGCGCTGCTCAGATCGGATTTGAGGAGTTCCTTGATGGTCGTGTAGACTTCGCAGAAGTTACTCGTATTATTATGGAAGGTATGGATGAATTGATCTACAAAGAAGTTGCGGCTGCTTTGAAGGCTTCAATCAACCAGTTACCACCTGCAAATAGAGTTATTGCTAATGGTTTTGATGAAGATGCTATGGATCTTCTTTTAACTATCGCTTCTGCTTATGGCACACCTACTATTTATTGTACTTATGAATTTGCTGTTAAGATGATTCCACAGGAAGCTTGGAGATATACTGAAGCAATGAAGACTGAGCTTTGGAATACTGGTCGTCTTGCAACATATAAAGGACATAAAGTAGTTATCCTTGAGCAGGGATTCGAAGATGAAACCAACAGTACAAAAGTAATCGATCCTGGTTATGCTTGGGTTATTCCTACAGGCGCTGATGGAAAGCCAGTTAAGATCGCTTTTGAAGGAAATACTATCGTAGATGAATTCAATAATCCTGGAGATCGTTCTCGTGAAATTCAGGTTTACAAGAAAGTTGGAGTAGTTTGTATGTTAGCTAATAACATCTGCGCTTATGTTGATACTTCTCTTGTAGGTCAGTTAAAGACTTGGAGTTTATCTAACAAAAATATTAAGGATTATACCGGAACGGTTAATTCCTAATCATAACTCAGATTTTTAAATATAAACAGACTGGGGGAGAGGGAGAGCTTTCCCTCTCCCCTTATTTTTATTTGTGAAAAAGGAGACTTTAGAAAACTATGGAAAAAGATACAAAATTTAATGTTAAAAATAGAAGTGCCGGAATGGTTGTTTATAGACTTCCGGAATATAATATTCGTAGAGAGTTCGCGCCAGGTGAGACGAAAGTAATCACATATGATGAATTAGAAAAACTTTCATTCCAGCAGGGCGGTCGAGAGATGATGGCTAATTATCTCCAGATCCAGAGCGCTGAAGCAACAAAAGATTTAAATATTTCAACAGAACCAGAATATAATATGTCAGAAGAAGATGTTGTTAAGCTTCTTTTGGAAGGTTCATTAGACTCTTTCCTTGATGCTTTAGATTTTGCGCCTACTGGAGTAATTGACTTAATTAAACAGCTTTCAGTTAGCTTACCATTGAATGATATTCAGAAGAGACGAGCTCTTAAAGAAAAAACTGGTTTTGATGTAAATGCAGCTCTTACACACGTTGAGGAAGAACTTGAAGATCAGATTGTATCTAATAACGAACAGCCTACAAGACGTGTAAAAGTTGAAGAAGAGCAGAAAGAAGAAGGTCGCAGAACAACTCTTCCTGAGTATAAAGTAACTCAGACAAAATCAGTAGCGACTGAACAGTAATTAAAGTTAGGAGAAAGAATTATGGAAGTAAAAGATCAAGGAACTAGATTTGCAACTATCTATAATCGCTTTCTTGGTAAAATTACTGATGATATGTATATGGAGTTGACCCCAGAAGATACTATTAGAGATTTACAGAATCTCTTGATAGATGCAATTCCAGGTTTCGAGTTTCCTAGAGTTGATTTGACAAATTATGAGATAAAAACAGAAATTATAAATGAAGCTGATGCTAAACCAGGGGATTTTATTTTAGCTGTTTTATGGGGTGAACTTCCACAAGATGGCGAAATGGAAGCGCCAAATGCTTTAGTCGATAGATCTTCTTTTAAAATTACATTATCTTCAGAAGAAATTAATATTCTTGCGTTACTTATGAAACAGGGTTGGGTTGAAAGACAAGTAGCGTCTATTGAAAATACTCGTATGAAATATACGGGATCAGATTTTAAAATGACTTCTCAAGCAAATCATTTATCTAAACTTATGAGTTTATTAAGTGAAGCACAAAGAGAATCATTTCACATGCAACGTTTATATAAACGTAGAAAGCTTGGAGACGATGGAATTTATCGTTCTAACTGGTCTTCATTGAGAGAACGAAGTGCTCTTAAATAAATATGGAATTGATATTGAAGATGATGCAATAATTAAGAATGTTCGTCGTTTAACCAACCAATTATGGAAATTAATTCCTATGCGCGAACATGAAGAAGATTGGGAAAAACAGTTAGATACTGTTATTTTAGAGATTGTTGGACTTTATGAAATTTTACAAAGTCCAGCATTTTTACAATTATTAAGTAAATTAGAAGGATTGCGAGTTAAAGAGACAGAATTTGAGCTATACCGAAAAACAATTTTTGAATGTATAAATTTGATACAGGGGCTAATCTAATGACAGGATATGAAGAAAAAAGTCGTAATACTTCTTTAAATTTAATGGCTAAGCGATTGGGCGTTGAAGTAGATGATAAGAATCAAAAAAAGATTCAATCTATTACTAGTTCAAATCTAGTAGGGGTTGAAAATCAAGCAGTTTTATTAGGTATTAATGGTGGGTTTTCCCAACAAGATCGAATGATATATGATAAGAGGAGATCTCTTGATCGAGCTTTAAAATATTCTTATCAAGCAGCTAATATAAAAGCTGATGTATCTGATAAACCTATTAGATGTTTGATTAATCCTGATAAATTGAAACAAGATTATGATGATAAAATCATATCTGTACATAAAGAGACTGGATTAAAACCTGGAGATGTATTTGAATGGTTAGGAACTAACACTCATTGGCTTATATATTTACAGGATTTAACTGAATTAGCATACTTTAGAGGAGATATTAGAAGATGCTCCTATGAAATTGCATGGGAAGATGAAGATGGATATCATTCTACCTATGCGGCAGTTAAGGGTCCAGTAGAAACAAAAATTAATTATATTCAAAAGCATGATATCAGTATTGATACACCAAATTATTCTTTAAATATATTACTTCCTAGAACAGAGGCAATATTAAAATATTTTAGAAGATATTCAAAATTTTACTTACAAGGTGCTGATGAGGGGTCTCCGCAAGTTTGTTGGAGAGTTGAAGCTACTGATTGGATTAGTACTCCTGGAATACTTGAAGTAAATGCTGTTGAATATTATATTAATGAAACAGAAGATGATTTGGAGAAAGGGCTTGTTGGTGGATTAATAGTAAAACCTGAGTCACCTAATACTGAAGCAGAAGAAATAATGATTTCTGGAGAAACATTCATTAAACCTAAAAGAACTTATGAATATACTTATTCTGGTCTTAATAATGGACAATGGAGTGTTGATAAAAAATATCCTCTGACTTTAAGGATTGATGAAAAGAATCCTTTAAAAGCTTATGTAAAATGGGATAGTTCTTACAGTGGAGAATTTAATCTTACTTTTGGTAATTTTACTAAAAAGATTGTTGTAGAATCATTATTTTAAGAGATAAAGGAGAAGACTGAAAATGAAGATTCAAAGATATAAAGAGCCAAAATCAAGCTTTCTATCAGTAGAAAAAGATATGGCATTAATTACAAATGAAATGTTAAAAAGTGAGCGTCTTAAAAGGCTTCTTTTTTATAATTCAAAAGATGCAATTAGTAGACCAAATATATCGGAAGAACAGTCTTTAGATATGTTTGGGAAAAATATTAAAATTATTCCTAAACTTGTTGTTGATGGATCTGTATTAAATTATATTAATATTAGATTTGATAATTTTACTCCAAATATTACAAATACAGAATTTAGAGATAACATGATTGAATTTGATATTATTTGTCATTTTGATCAATGGATGTTACAAGATTTTCAATTACGTCCATATCGGATTGCCGCTGAAATTGATTCTATGTTTAATAATAAGCATTTAACAGGTATTGGTACTTTGCAATTTTCTGGAGCGACTCAAATTGTATTGACAAATGAGTATGCTGGACTTTGTTTAATGTATTCAGCTATTCATGGAGAAGAAGATAAGAGTCCAATGGCAAATCCAAAAGATCAAGCTAATTTTGAGAAAGACTTTAGGGATCAATATCCTATTATTTAATTAAATGGATATTAGATTAGCTTTATTAACTGGAGTAGATATACCAGTTCCAGAATGCCAAATTGCAATTCATCAACCAACTATTAAAGAAATTTCTATGATAGGAGAAAATGATTTTTTTGTTGGCGTACAATGTCTTTGTCTATATAAAAGTATGTTCATAGAGGACAAAAATGTTCTAGATGAAGTAAATAATTTTCAGATATTTATGACAGTAGTGATGAGTAAAGAAGAGAAGGAAAAAAAGATTAGTGTAATACAAGTTTTATCTATTCTATTTCCTGGTTTTAAAGCTCTTTTTACTCCACGCTCATTAATACTCCAAAAGGGAGAAATTGCAGTTACTATTGATGAATCGAATTTTGAGATTCTTCAAGATTATCTTAGACAAATCTTTTGTTCCAATAGTGGATCAATGGATCAACAAGCTTTTAATCCTGTTGATGAAAAAGCTAGAGAAATTGCGGAAAAATTAATGAGAGGTCGTCAAAGAGTTGCCGCACAAAAAGGTGGCTCTAATTCTAGCGTGTTTAGTAAGTATCTTTCTATTCTTTCTGTTGGATTGCCAATGTCTATGGCTGAGTTAACCAACTTAACTATGTTTCAAATATATGATCTTATGGAAAGATATTCACTATATACTAATTGGGATATAGATATCCGCACACGACTTGCGGGCGGAAAACCTGATTCTCAGCCCGACAACTGGATGAAAGATATCCATTAAAAAAAACAAGGAGGAATATACACTATGAAGTTTGGTGTTCGTGAAATTTGCGATGTTGTTTTAAAAGCTAAAGCAGCAACTAAGATTGGTAATAAAATCTTCTATGCAAATGAACCTGTTATCTACTTTGATACCTTGAAGACTTCCAGTATGGAAGGTGCTGCTACAACAGTATATGCTCAAGGTGGACGTGGTAACTCTCGTTTGGTTGCATGGGAAGGTGAGCGTACAGTAACCTTCACTATGGAGGATGCGCTTATCTCTCCAGAAGGATTTATGATTCTGTCTGGTGCAGGACTTATTGAAGCTTCTGGTAGCAAACCAGTTTATCAGCACGTAACTGAAACCATTGATGGAAATGTGGTTACTGTTGAAAGTGATGGAACTCAAGATGTAACTGTTTACATTCCACTTTCAAATCAGCCATATCTTCCAAGTGATAAAAATGGTAATTATGCTTATGTAATGTTTATGAAAGATGGAGACATTATTTCAGAACCTTATATTCCAGAGCATGGTAAAGAGCTTACTGTAGATGAAGATGGAAATTATGTAATTAAAGTTAATTATCATGATTGCTATGATGCTTCTGAGGAAGAAGGAAATAGTAAATATATTATTTCTGGAGATGGTAATGTACCAGATATTACTACAGAGTTTGACAGCGTTCTTGTTGATTATTATGTAGAGCGTCAAAGTGATGCACAACAGATTGAAATTACCGCAGATAAATTTGGTGGTAACTATTATCTTGAAGCTTCTACTCTATTCAGAGATCAGAATGGTGTAGACTTACCAGCAGAATTTATTATTCCTAACTGCAAGATTCAATCTAATTTCACATTTACTATGGCATCTTCTGGAGATCCAAGTACATTTACATTTACTATGGATGCATTCCCAGATTATACAAGATTTGATCATAGTAAGAAAGTGTTAGCAGCTATTCAGATTATTAAAGATGGTAGAAGTCAAGATCTACATCGTCATAGTACTTCTCATGAAGCTGATCATGAGGCATTGCTATAATTGCGGTTTAGCAATTAATTATTAAAAAAAATTAGGGGAAATGTGGGAAACCGCATTTCCCCTTTTTTGTGTTAAAGGAGAAAATATTATGTATGAAGATCTTTATACTAAAGATTGGGCAATGGAAATAATGGAGACAGCTGGAAGCGAATTAGCTTCTGCTGAAACTCAAGATCAAGTATTATCGGTTCTCCATACTTTAGCAAATAGTCTTGATGATTTCTTAGGAAATTTTATGCGTATTAAAGCGCAAATTGAAAATTTACAATTAAAAAATACGATTGTAAAAAATTATCGTCGTCAGATTAATAGCGCTAATATGGAAGATTTTATGAAAAATAATTTTGATGAATCAGCTTCTGATGCTCAAGCAATTATTTTATATACTCAATTATTATCTCAAATGGCTATTGGATATTATTTAATTAATAAAATTCGTGATATTTTATTTGAGCCTATTACCTATGCAGTGGGCTTTTATGGAGATTCAGATAAAAATGTTGAATATATTAGTAATTTAACTCTAGAAGATATTTTAGAAGGAACTATGTCTTTATCAACTCGTATCCGTATGTCAGATATTAATTTTGCTCGTTTGGAAGTTGATTTAAAAGAAGTTATAAAAGAATTACAAGAAAAGAAAATGACTCAGCAAGCGTCTGATGATCCTTTATATAATGAAATTATAGCTTATACATCATCTCATAAACATACATATCAAAATAGAGACGGTAAATGGAGGTCAAAAACTTTTGCTATGGGCCATTTATGGGAAACTTACCGCTATATGAAATTAAATCAAATTGAATTTTCAGATGGAGCTTTACAATCGATTTATGAAGAAGTTAGAAAAGGTAATCTAGCTTATTATAAAGGTGGAGATGTTTTATCTGAGCAAGATAAATTTGGTAATCAAGTAGCTTTAACTTCTATGGCTGCCATTGTAACTCAAATGCCCTTAATTATAGAAGGATTAAGAGAGATTAATGCAGAAAGCATATCTTCCAAATTACAAGCAATTTTTATTCAACAATTAACAGATAAAGCTGATCAGCATCTTAAAGATTATGTTGAAAAAGATATAGATAAATTATTATCTGTGCTTAAAATAAAGGATTAATTAACTTGACAAAAGAAAATTTTTTTGGTACAATAATATTAAAAGAGAGATAAAGGAGGCTATATAAATGGCAAAAGTTTCTTTTAGTAAATTAGGACTTAAAAAGAAAGATGATATTAAAATTGTAAAAATTAATGATGATATTGAAATTGAAGTAAAACAATATTTACCAATTAATGAAAAATTGGTACTTATTTCTAATGTAATAAATGATTCTGCCGACGAAAATAATTTTGCTAATCCATTAAAAATAATGTTATTTGCATCATTACAGATTATTCAATATTATACTAATTTAACTTTTACAGATAAACAAAGAGAAGATCCGGGAAAACTTTATGATTTATTATCATCAAATGGAGTTATTGGTAAAATCATTGATGCTATTCCGCAAGAAGAGTATGATTTTTTAATTGATGGTATTTATGATAGTATTGATTCTGTTTATGATTATAGAAATTCAGTTCTTGGTATTTTAGAAACCATTAGTACAGATTATTCTAATTTAGAATTAGATGCTACAGAGCTTCAAAAGAAAATGAATGATCCTAATTCGCTTTCTTTATTGAAAGATGTATTAACCAAATTAGGCTAATCCTATTATTAAAATTTTTATTTGTAATAGGAGTTAAGGGGAAAGAGTGTATTTTAACTCTTTCCCCTCTTTTTTATTTTGCAAAATAAAAAAAATAATATAAATTGGAGAGAAAGGAGCAAAATAGATGGCTAAACAATTAAATGTGAATTTAGCGTTTACCGCAGATACTAGTAATGCGAAAGCGCAAATTCAGTCTTTACAAAGTCAATTAACTCAATTAGCTAGTTCAGCTTCTTCTGGAAAATTTTCTAATTTAGGAATTACAGAAGAAATTAATAATGGAATTAAAGCAGCTAATGAATTAAAAAGTATTTTACAGTCATCAACCACTTCTACTGGATCTTTAGACTTAAGCAAATTTAATCAAGCTTTAAAAGATAGTGGAAAAAAGATTGGAGATTATGCTAAGGATTTAACTAATTTAGGTCCAGAAGGAGTTCAAGCTTTTTCACAAATTGCGAAGTCTATTTCTACAGCAGAAGTTCCTTTAAAGAGAACAAGTTCTTTATTATCAGAATTTTCTACAACTTTAAAGAATACTGCAAGATGGCAATTATCATCTAGCATTTTACATGGCTTTATGGGTTCTTTGCAATCTGCTTATGGATATGCGCAAGATTTAAATGAATCTTTAACTAATATTAGAATTGTAACTGGACAATCTTCAGATGAGATGGCTGCTTTTGCAGAAAAAGCAAATAAAGCTGCACAGTCATTAAGTACAACTACTACCGCTTATACCGATGCGGCTCTTATTTTCTATCAGCAAGGTTTGGATGATGAAGAGGTTGAAGATAGAACTAATGTTGTTATTAAAATGGCCCAAGCAACTGGAGATGCTGCAACTGAAGTTTCCTCTTATATGACAGCTATTTGGAATAACTTTGATGATGGATCTACTTCACTTGAACATTATAGTGATGTTATTACTGCATTAGGTGCTGCAACTGCATCAAGTTCATCTGAAATCGCAGAAGGTCTTTCAAAATTCTCCGCAGTAGCAGAAACTGCTGGATTAAGTTATGAATATGCAACATCTGCATTAGCTACTGTAGTAGCAAAAACAAGAGAATCAGCAGATACTGTTGGTAATGCTTTTAAAACTATTTTTGCTCGTATTCAAGACTTAGAGTTAGGAGAAACTCTTGATGATGGAACTGATTTAGGAACTTATTCTCAAGCTCTTGAAAAAGTCGGTGTTGATATTAAAGATGCCAGTGGAGAGCTAAAAGACATGGATACAGTTCTTGATGAGTTAGGAGATAAATGGGGAACTTTATCAAATGATACTCAATTAGCAGTTGCACAAGCTGTTGCAGGAACAAGACAATATACTCAGTTAATGGCATTAATGAATAACTGGGATTATATGAAAGAAAACTTAGCAGTTGCACAAGATTCAGAAGGCACTTTAACTGAACAAGCTGAAATTTATGAGGAATCTTGGGAAGCTGCGAGTAAAAGAGTAAGAGCTTCATTAGAGGCAATTTATTCAGACTTAATAGATGATAATGCTTTTATTGCTGTATTGAATGTTATAGATTCTATTGTTGATGGAATTGATGGTTTAATTGATGCTTTTGGCGGTTTATCAAGCATTCTTCCGGCTGTTGGTGGACTATTATTAAATATGTTTAGTGATGATATTTCTACTGGTATTGATAATATGATTTATAATCTTAAAGTAAATTCTCAAGCTGGTATGGAAGAAATTTTAAACCAGAGAAAAGAAGCAAATCAAGCTTTAAGAGATATGATGATGGATACTGATAAAGGCTCTAATGCTGCTACAGCAGATATATATATTCAACAAGCAGATTTACAAGATCAATTAATTGAAAAAACTAAACAATTAGCAGCCGCAGGTAAAGAAGTTTCTGAGAATGATTTAAAAAGGGTTCAATCTTTGATGGATATTAGCTCAGAACTTGGAGATCAATATCTTCAATTAGTTAAAAATAAAGAAGAACAGGAAGCTATTGTAAAATCTCAAACTAGACAAGCTCAAAGATCAATATTAAGGTCGCAAACAACGACAGATCAGGAGACAAAAAATAAAAATAGTAAACAATTTGAAAGTACAATTAAAGAAGCTAAAGAATTAGAAAATGAATATAAAGTTTTAGAAGGGTTGCAATCTAGGCTTGGAGATATTGACATTAATAATCCAGAAGATTTACAAAAAGCAAAACAATATGTGACAGATTATTATGAAGCTCTTCAATCAACTGGAAATATAGATACCGAAAAACTAGAAGAAATTAACGAGATACTAAAGGATATTAAAAGTGAAGATGTTACTAATGTTTCTCAAGGTCTTTCAAACTTAGACAAGGCTGTTGAAACGGTTGGGTCAAATGCTTTAGAGAAATTTAATGAAGCTGAAGCAATTTTAAGAGATAGTACTGGAGATGCAGAGCAAGCTAAACAAGTAGTTGATAATATTGTTGGTTCTGCAGATAATCTTGGAGCAAAAATATATAATGCAAATCAAAAATTTGCAGATTCGAGAAATGCTGCAAAAACAGCTGGTGAAGCAATAGAGGGCTTACAGGGTAAAACTGCTTCTTTATCTGAAGGTTTTGTTAAAGTTGCGGGAGCAGGAATGACTTATGCGATGGCATTAAGTACAATATCTAATTTCGGAAGTGAACTTTTTGATGATGAAACGAGTGGAATTCAAAAAGTAGTTTCTGGTTTTATGGCATTAAATACTGCCATTCAAGCATATAAGTCAATTAGAGAAGCACAAAAAACATTAGATGAAGCTATTACGGCTTTAAGAGTTAAAGAAGCAGGAGCTACTTTAACTCAAATTGCTGCAGAAAAGGCTAATAATTTAGCTATTAGCGCTAGCATTGCTTTTAAAACTGCGAAAGCCGCAATTACTAATACTGAAGCTAATTTTACGGATGCTGAAACTGCAGCAATAGAAAGAAATAGTATAGCTGTTGGATCAAATGCAGCTGTATGGTATACACATCCAGTTATTGCTGTTTTAGCAGTGGCAATTTTAGGAGCAGTAGCAGCTATTTCTGCTCTTAATAGTATAACAGAAAAAAATACTGAAAAATTAAAAGAAAATGCAGAAGCTAGTCAAAAAGCCGCAGAAGAGGCGCAATCTGAGGCAGATTCTGCAAAAGAATTATACTCAAATTATAAAACTGCATTACAAGCATATAATGATGGAACAGGTAGTAAAGAAGATTTAACTAGTGCTACTGAAGCATTATTAGAGCAGTATGGATTAGAAAATGAAAAACTTTTAATTTTAACTGAAAATTATAAAGCTTTAACAAAAGCTATTGAAGAGAAACGTGAAGCACAAGTTAATGCTGCAGCTACTTCTGCTAAAAATGCGCTTCAAGATGAAGCTCAATTAGTAAAAGACGAAGCAGATAATTATGAAAATAAATGGAAAGATGGTCAATTAACAACTGGAATAATTTCACAGTCAGATTTATCCAATAATAAAGATATTCCTTTATATTCATATAGTCAAGATGGTAATACTAAAAGTGGCAATCTTCAAGCTTTAGGCTATTCATCAGATACGCTTGATCCTGATTATAATAATAATTTTTGGATTCAATCATATCTTCCCGTTGAAGATTTATCTGTAACAGATGAAACATTATCTGGTTTTCTTATTGATAATGAAGAACAAATTGTAGAATTATTAAAAAATTATGTTACAAATTATAATTTAAATGCAGAATCTACTGTTAAAGAAGTTTTATCAGATTTAGCCAATAAATTAACATCTGCTTCAGAAGAGGAAAAAGAAGAATTAACTAATGATTATGGTTTATTAATAGATGATTTTATATCCGTTGATTATGAAACTAAAAATTATGGAAGTGATATTTTATCTCCTATTTTAGATTCAATAGAATCTTCTTATTTAGATTTTAATGAGGATGGAGAATTAATTAATAAAGCTCAAAGTGTTGGACAATATTTAGCCAGTGTCGAAGAAGCTAAACAAGTAATTGAAGCAGCTCAAGATCAATATTCTGATGCAGATTTAGAATTAGATTCTCAATATCAAGATTTAGTTGCTTTTTATGATGCTAACTCTGATTATGCCGAGAATATAGAAAAATTAAAAGAGCAATATGGAGAAAATATTAGTGAAGCTCTTTCTTTAACGCCTGAAAATCAAAAAGAAGCGTCTTCGATTAAGACTTTAAGTGATTACGAAGCATTTTTTGAAGATATGGTAAAAAATGTTTCAGATAAAATTAAAGAAGATACTGAAGATCTTGGAATTTTTGATTTTGATGATGAAAGTTTTAATGAATTTGTAAAAAATTTAGTTACTCAATTATATTCAGCTGATGATTCACTTGGAAATTTTGCAGATATATATGCAGCTACTTTACAGTTAATTCAATCTAGTGGAGAAGATTTAGATGATGATGAATTAGTAGCTTATCAAACAGAATTAACTAATATATATGATAGTCTTGATGATGCACAAAAAGAATACTTCTTTAAAGTAGATCTAAGTCTTATAAATGAAGATGGTGATCTTGATAAACAAGTTAAAGATCAAATTGATAAAGCTCAAAAAATAGCTGATTATGAAACAATATTAGTTAAAACTCAAGCAGTTCGAGATAATTCTGGAGATAATTTCGAAGATATGGGAACTGATCAACAGAGTTATTTAGACTGGGCTGAAAAAGCAGGAATAACTTTTGGGGAAGATGGTTTTGATTCTTTGAATGATTTTATGAAGCAATCATATGAAGAACAACAAGAGACTCTTCAAAAATATTTAGATGGATTAGAAAACGACTTAAAAGAAAAAAGAGATGTCGCGAAAGATGCAGCTGACGAAATTGCTGGTTTATATGAGCAAGAGGCTAGTTCAAAAGAATCTGAAGCTAATGCTAAAGAAGATGATATAAAAGAAAAAACTAATGGTAAAGAAATTAGTGATTTAAGTGAAGAAGAAATAAGCACTTTAGGGTTAGAGGAAGATATTAAAGAGTGGCAAGAATTAAAAGATGCAGAACAGGCTGCTACAGATAAGGCTAAAGAATATAATGATTTTTCTACTAATGCAGATGATGAACAAGTATTGCAACAAATAATTGCTGAAAAAGAAGCAGCAATTATTAGGGCTGAATCATTAGATGAACTTAAAAGTTCTTGGGATACAATTTTTTCAACTGGAAGTGAAGCTGAACGAACAGCTGCACAAGAAAGACTGAAACAAATTATTGAAGAAGAAACTCAAGATTTAACAATACAAGATTTACAGTGGATTAAACTTCAAGATGATGTAAATGATGTAGTTACTCCTGCTCAAGAATTATCTATTGTTTTAAACGATATTATTAATAATGGAGCTGGAATAGAAGACTTATCTCAAGCATTTTTAGATAATTCAATTAGTATTGAAACTCTTGTTAATGGATTAGCTGAATTAACTGCATTAGATGGATTTGATTCTTCTAAATTAAATGAATTAGATGCAGTTATAAATAAGATGGGTCCAGAATTAGAAGCTGCTGTTCAAGGAAGAACTTTAACTACTGAACAAGCAACACAAGCCGTGGCAAATCTTGTTGAACAATATGGTGGAGCAAGTTCGTTAGGAATTAAGACTTTTGAAGATTTACAAGATGCCGCAGAAAGATTAAATCTTAGTGTTGAAACTCAAAATGCTTTATTTCAATCTTTACAAGAAACTTTAGACGATGATATTGATACAGATGAATTTGAGAATCTTGTAGATTATATTGAAGACGCAGATAATGAAATCGAAGGTTTAGATAAAGATATGCGTAGTAATGAAAAGCAAGTTAAAAAAGTTGCTCAATCATTACTTCGTTATAATTCAGCTTTAGAAGATGTTGCAGACAATTATGATGATTGGATGGCGGCATTGGAGGCTGGTGATCTTCAAGAACAAGCTGAAGTTGGAAAAGAATTAGCAAATACTTATGGTGATTTACTTGATATTGATGCTAGTTCACTTTCAGATGGATTCTTAACTAGTACTGAAAATCTTAAATTGTTACAAGAAGCTGCTAATGGCAGTGAAGAAGCATATGAAGAGTTACAAGAAGCAGCTGCAAAAGACATATTAGTACAATGCGGAATTGATACAAGCAAATATGATGAAGATTTAAATTATATTGAATCAACAGCTGCAACTGCAAATGAGGAATTACTTGATGATCTTGAAGTTGGAGCTTCATTAGATAATGAAGATTTCTTAAATGGTTTAACTCAAATGATTAATGCAGCGGGTATGACTGCTGAACAAGCTACTGATTATTTATCAAGTATGGGTGTTGATGCTCAAGTTGAACAAGTAGAAACTACTACAGAAGATGCAAAAGAAGTACTTGGATGGAACTCTACATTAAATCCTGTTACTGAAAAAGGCTCTGCAACTGTCCCAGTAGGAACTGGAGATGGGATGTCTACCAAAGATATAGATCTACCAGTTACAGTCTATGAAGAGACTGCAGAACCTGTAACTCAAACAGGGACTGAAGAAAATACAACTTCTGCTTTTGCATTAAAAGTTACTTCTGCAAATAAGTCATCAGGAGGAAATTTTAAATATAATAACTCATCTGCTGGTGGTGGAAGTAGAAGAAGCAGTGGAAGCGGAACCCGAAGTAGAGGTAGAAGCGGCAGTGGAAGTAGAAGCACTACTAGAAGAAACTCAGCTGAAAAGAAAGATCCTAGTGCAGAGCGTTATCATAAAATTAGTAAAACTCTATCTACCCTAGAAAAGCAGTATGATGCCATTTCTAAAGCAAAAGATCGTGCTTTTGGAAAATCTAAATTAAAAAATCTTCAAGATGAATTAAAAACTCAACAGGCGATAGTTAAAACTCAAGAAGAATATTTAAAACAAGCTAAAGAATATCTTAAATCAGATAAGAAAAAACTTGATTCTACTGGAACAACAACTGTTAATGTTGATGGTAAAGATTATAAAGTTAATGCTAGTGCTGAAGGCTATTTAGGGATGAAAGTTCAATATGATGAAAATAATAATATTTCTAATTACGATGAACTTACAGCGGCTAATGATAAAAAACTTGAAGAGGCTAGAAAGAAATATATTCAATCTAATACTGATGATGATGCTGCTAAATTAGCTTGGGAAAAAGCACAAGCGCAATATGAAGCTTTTCAAAAATTTTTATCTCAATATGAAGAAACGGTTGAAAAAGTACAAGATGAAGAGCAAAATTTAACTGATGCTGCTAATGATGCTTATGATACTATAATAGAAATTACAAATACTAAACTTGAATTAAAAATTGAAGTTAATGAAGAAGAATTAAAATTATTAGATTATTATCTTAATAATTTAGGAGATGACATTTATGACATCGCTGAAGCTATCACAATTTTATCAAAAGAAGCAGATAATTCTTTAAGCACAATTAGTGCAGTAACTCAGAATATGGAAGATACATATACTGATGCACTTACAAAAGCTGGGGTAACGGATGTTGATAAAAAAGTTCAGAAATTAATGAACGGTGAAACATTGAGCGATGAAGATATGAAAAGTCTTCAGGAGAATATGACTGATGAACAAAAAGAGCAATTAAAAAGTGATACTGCTAAATTGCTTGAAGAAAATAATAATTTACTTCAAATTCAAGCTCAAATTTATGAAGATATTGGAAAAGCTTTTGATGATAATGATGAAAAATTAGATAAACAAATTAATAAGCTTCAAAGATTAGGTAAAGTAACTGAAACTTATAAGAATTTAGTGGATATTTATGGTCAAAAAAATCTTGGTGTTTCTAATGATACAATGAATAAGCTTTATGAAACACAAAGATTACAGGCTAAAAATGAATATGATGCATTAGTATCTAAAAAAGAAATGCAAGAATCTGAAATCAAAAAGATGGAAGAAGCTAAACAGCAGCTTATCGATCTGGGCTTTAATGAAAATAGTACTAATGTTAAAGAACTTCAAGAGCAAATCGATGCAGCTAATGATGCATTAGAGACTACGGAAGATAATATTGAAGATGCTAAATCCAGTATTGCAGAACTTACAGTTGCGCAGTTTGTTCAAGAAATCACTTCCGCAGTTGATGCTTTTAAAGAAGCTTGCGCAGGTCTTGCAGGCAATATAGATGAATTACAAGCATCATTTGAAAGAAGTCAAGATATTGAAGAAGAATATATTCCTGAATATCAAAAAGTATATGAATTAACTAAATTAACTAGGCAAGTAAATAATAGTATTGATAATACAAGTAATATTAAAGGTAAAAAAGAATTAAATAAATTATTAGAAGAGATTAACGCTAAACAGGAAAAAGGCGTTGAAATGAGTGAATATGAACTTGAATATCTTCAAAAGAAATATGAATTGAAAGTTGCAGAATTAGCTTTATCAGAAGCTCAAAATGCAAAAAGTCAAGTTCGTTTAACGCAAGATTCCGAAGGTAATTACGGATATGTTTATACTGCTGATGATTCTCAGGTAGAAGACGCTGAACAAAATTATGAAGATAAATTATATGAAATGCAACAATTAAACGCAGACTATATAAATACTCTTCAAGAGCAAATGATTCAACTTAGACAAGAAGAAGCAGATGCTTTAGCTAGTTTAGCAGATGAATATCAAGGCGATGTAGAAGGCTTTAATAAGGCGGCAGCTGAATTACAAGCTTATTATGCAGAAAAAAATAGATATACTTCTGAGCAAATGGGCATTGTTATTGAAAATAACAAAGAATTATATGAGGATGATGTTGCTACTTATGCAAAAGCGACAGATAATAAAGCTCTTGCAGATGAAGATTATATTGAAGATTTTAGTCAAACTCAACTATCTATTGCTACTGGATATGGAAGATTAGAAGAATATCAAGATGCTTATGTACAATCTGCTAAAGATATGTATTTAACTGCGGCTGATGCTTCAGCAGAATATGCTAGTAATATACAAGATGACTTAACTCAAATGGGTTACGACGCAGATGCATTTGATAAACAGATGAGTGAAGATTTAGATGAGGTACAAGAGGAATCTGAAGCCCTTAAAGACAGTATTTCAGAAACCGCTGAACAAGCAGAAGAAGATTTCCAAGGAATAATAGATAAAGTAGAAACTTTCCAATCTAATTACAGTAAAACCATTGATGAAATTCTTGCTAAGAATGAAGCGCTTGTTGCATCATTTAATGCGTTATTGGCCTCTTGGAATCAGGTTGAAACTAAAAATGATACAGTTCAAACTGATACTGGTGGAACAGGTGGTGAAACCGGCGGAACTGGAGGAGAAACTGGTGGAACAGGAGATGATGGAAAAGGCAATTCTGATGATGAAAAAGGTAAAAAGCTTACAAATGCAATAAAGAAAGGTATCGCAGCTGCTATCTGGATGGATGGCGGAGATGCTTCTGGTTGGGGCAATGATCCATATCGAGCTAAAAGGTTTAAAGAAAAATTTGGTTCAAAAGGATCTGAGATTCAATCTTATATCAATGCTCATGCCGCAAATGGAGACATTTATAAAGAATGGGCAAGTAAGAGAAGCAAATTAAAACAATACTATTATAGTAAGTTTGATACTGGTGGATATACAGGAGAATGGGGAAGTAATGAAGGTAAATTTGCAATGTTACACCAAAAGGAAATTGTTCTTAACGCAGATGATACTGAAAACTTCTTAAATGCAATTAATATGGTTCGTGAAATTTCAAATTTAATTGATTTAAATGCGATGTCTGCGAGTGGCGGCTTAGGTCAAATATTAGCTGCTTCTATTGGAAAAACTAGTGATCAAACTCTAGAACAGGAAGTTCATATAACTGCCGAATTCCCGAATGCAACTAATAAAGATGAAATCTTAGAAGCTTTTGATAATGTTATAAATCTTGCATCTCAATATGCAAATCGTAAATAAAAATATAGGGTGGATTTATTCCACCCTATTTTTTGTTTTGGCCAATTAAAATTAATTGACTTTGCGAAAATTTTTAGGTATAATAGAAGTGAGAGAAAGGAGGCCCTTAAATGGCAGTTAAAGATTATTCAGAATTAGTGGATAATTTATTTAAAAGTGTTGATGTTATAGTTGCAAAACAATTAGAAGCATTACCTTATGACAGAACAATAAAGTGCTCTATTGTAAATACTGATAATGCCGAAAAAGGAGAATATATAGTCTCAGATGGCGCATCTAGCTATAAAGCATATTCAGAAAACACTGATTACCAAGAGGGCATTTATGTTTATGTAAATATTCCAAATGGAGATTTTAATGAACAAAAAATGATTGTTGGTAAATGTACCAGCGATGATACAGAATATTTTACTTATGTTTCCCCAATGGAAACGTACATAGATATAACTCATAATTTGATTGAAGAAGGATCTCAAGAAGCTAGTTTATTAGCTAATGGAGATCGTGCAGGAATAACAATTTGGAGTGCAAAAGATTTAAATTTAAAGGATTATGACAGATTAGGTATTAAAGCTAATTTTAAAGCTTGGCTTAATTCTATGAATTGTATTTCTGGTTCTTATGGATTACGAGTTGATATAAGAGTTGTTGAGAATAATACAACTCAAGAAACTAATAAATATAAATATTATTCTTTTAATCTTGATTCAGAATCAGATATGTATGGTAGTCCATACAATTTTGAAACTTTTTATAATCAAGAAAAAGTTGTTGATATATCTGGATTAGGTACTATTGATACAATGCGAGTTGTTTTTTATCAAAACAGTGATTTTTATAATGGTGATAAAGAATTAATTCCAAATTATGATAGTGATTTAAAAATGGATTTGCCAGATAATCTTTTTATTCAAGATGCCTATATTAGTGTAGGTTATGATTTAAGTGATTTTACAGAAGATACTTTAATGTTATTTACTTTAGATTCTGAGACTTATGGAACGGATTTAACTACTCTTCAAAATAGAATTCAAAAGAAAATTGAAGAAAATAAAAAAGAAGAAGAGGAAACAGAAGATGAACTAGAATCTATTGATGAAGAAGCAACAGAAGACAATGAAATAGAATATGAATTTTTAACTAAAGAAGAAAATGAATTTTTAAAACTAGATTTAAATAATCCAGAAGAAGTGAATAAATATTTAACAGAGAACGTGAACAGAAAAACACTTCAATTAAGATGGATTCATTTAGATGAAAATACTGAAGTTTTTAAATCATTAGAGACTATTCCAGAATCAGATTATCCAGAAAATGAAACAAACGGTATTACTCAAAAAGGAATTATCCATTGGTATCGTTATAAGCTCGCTAATGGAGTTGAAGATGAGTTAGCAGGGGCTTTTTATCAAGAAATGGAAGAAGCGAAAAATAAATTTTCTATTTTATTTGATCCTGATATTACTGAACAGTATGAAAGAGTAAAAGCCATTCTTGAATACCCTTCAAGAGAGTATGTTGAATTCTTAAAGAGTATTGATGAAACATTATTGCGCTATGGAAGTATGCGGCAAGGAAATGAACTTTTTCTTTATAATCTTTGTAAAGAAGGCGCAACTACTCTTGATGAAATAGTTGGCGATTCAAATGATACAGAGCTTAAAAAATTAAAAGAAAAGGTAAGTAGCCTTTTAGCTGCAATTAATGGCTTATCTGAAGGACAAAGAATTCTAGATTTAGGCTCAGATAATATTTTACTTTTAGTAGATATTATGAATCAAGTCTGTACATCAGAAGATATCGCAAATGATTTATTGAAGAATTTAGGTTTTGGAAAACAAGACGGTTCAAATGCAAGCGTAATAAACAGAGACAAAATTAATTCAAGTGCGCAAAATCTTAAAGATCAGCAGAACACAGAAGTAGCTGATCTTAATACTTATTATGATAATTTAATTGCGGCTGGCAATAATTTAAGTGGAGAAAAAGCAAAAAAATTAAATGATCTAAATAATCAACATGACGCAGAATTAAAAATTGCAGAAGTTTATGTTGAATCTTCTAAATCTTATAATTATTTAGTTGGGGTTGATTTATATTTTATAGGTAAGCCTTATACAACGGAAGAAATGAATAATGCCATAACTGAATATGAAAGCAAAGAAGCTGAGTTAGATGGAATGGTTAATTATTACGAATCTGATGTTTTAATTTTAACGAATGAACAAAAAGTTGCTGATAAAGCAACAATAGATTTAATTAGAGGCTTGGCGATTGAATGCGATACCGCAGGCTATAATGGTAATTATAAAATCTATGATGATACCGGAAAAATAATGTCTTCCTCTGAAGGAAGCAAATTAAGAACATTAACTGCAACTTATACTTCTTTAATATCTGGTGAAGATGAGCTGGATACCGCAGAGCAAATTACTTGGTATATTCCAACAGAAAATACTATGATATATCCGCCAACACTTGGATATGAGTACGATTATTATAAAATGGTTAATGTTGCAGATGAAGATGAATTTAAAGCTTATCCAGAACAATTATATACTAAGACAATAAATGGTGTTCTTTTATCAAGCAAAGATGATGAAGATAGCAAATATGCAAAAGTTGAAAAAAGTGATAGCTATTCGCCATTAACTAGATATTATGTTCAATTAGATGAAAAAGATTTAATTATCTCAGAGGAAAATGGCTATTTTAAAATTACTCGAAGAGGAACTGAAAAGGTTGGTAAAAAGCCAGGACTTGAAGAGGCAGACTCAACAGAGCAATTATTTAGAATTAAAACTCAATATAGTCAAAGCGCAATCAATAATACAATTAAATGTGAAGTTATAAAGAATAATGTAACTTATTCTGCTGAAACGACTTTGACTTTTGGACCTCATGGAACGAATGGAACTGATTATACTTTTACTCTTGAATTTGAAGACAAAAGTTTAGCTCTTACTCATGGAAAGAGTGTAACGGTAGTTCCGAAGGTCTATGATAATGAAAATAATGACATTACTTCAACTTTCACAGATGGATTTGATTTTAGTTGGTATTCTGAAGGTAATGGCGGACTAAAAATGGAAACTTCAAGCGGAAATAATTGTGTTATTTCTACTGTGGATGGGGCAAGTATTTCAAATTGTCGTTATTATATTTTAAAAGCAAAAACAAACCAATTAGTTCAAAGTGTTACTAAAAAAGATACAACGGGTGTTGATGAAGAAGGAAATGAAATTACAGAGACTTCTACTGTGAATGTTCGCTTAAGTACAATTTTACCAATCGCGGTAAGAAGCTCAGATGATTTTATTACTTTTGACGGAACGACTGAAATCGCTTATGATTCTTCTGGTGTAAATCCAAGTTATTATAAAAATAAATATCAATTATATAAATATGAAGAAGGTCGATCAACACCTTATAGCGAAAATGTTTATTGGAGAACTTTTAGTGGAGATTCAAATTTTGATGAAAGATATTATCCACAAGTTTCGATAGATGGAATTATTACTGTTCCATCAATGTATATTCAAGGTAATGATGTTAGATTTTCTATTGATGCAACTGAAGGCGGAAGTGCTGAGAATATTCTTTGGACACAACCAATTTACATTCATCAAAATACTTATTCCTCTTTAATGCTAAACTCTTGGGATGGTAGTTTGACTTTTGACGAAGATAATGGTACAATATTATCAGCAATGATAGGAGCTGGAGAAAAAAATGAGCAGAACCAATTTAATGGGGTTCTGATGGGCAAGGCTTCTTTAGCTGATAGTTCTGCATCAAAGATTGGGCTTTATGGATACCATGAGGGCGCGCAATCTTTTGGATTCTTAATAGATGGAACTGCTTTTTTAGGAAAATCTGGAAAAGGAAGAATTAAGATTGATGGTAATGAAGGATATATTCAAAGTCAGAATTATGAAAGTAATTCTGAAGGAATGAAAATTGATCTTAATACTGGAATTCTTATCTCTAAAGGACCAAAATTTTCTGAAACAATAAGCTTTAGTTGGGATGAAGAGTCTGGAAAAGAGATTGAAAAAACTAGTCAAGCAATGATTAAAATAGATCCAACTCCAAGTGCAGATGAGAATGATAATACTTATGGTAATCCATATTTTCTAGTTCAAAGTTGTAATGGAAATAAGCTAATTAATATATCTTCTACAAACATGTATATTCAAACAGATGATTTTTGTTCAACATCTGGTTCTGAAGCAGGAGTTAGATTTGATTTAAGTAGAAGTAAATTAACTGGTTATAATTTTGAATTTTTTACCAAAGAAACAGAAGGTGAATATGCTGGTTCATACGTAAAAATCGCCAGTGATGGAAATCCTTATTTAGAAGTTTATCAAAAATATACTGAAGATAATAAGGTTTTAAGAGATCTTAAATTAATGTATATTGGAAAAAAAGAGTTTATTATTCAAAGTCAAAATTGGCAACAAGAAACGACAGATAAAAATGGATCAGGAGTTCAATTAAGTTTAACTGGTGGCAAAATAACTGCTTATGATTTTTCGATTAAAGCTATTCAATCAACTGGAAATTATGCAGGATCTTATATTCAAATGGATAGTAGTGGAAGTCCATTTTTTAAAATCTATTATAAAAATAGTGGACAATCTTATTATAAATGGGATTCTTCTACATGGTCATCTGATAAGACTTACTATTATATAGATGAAAATGGAGATTTTGTGCAAGCGAATGAGTCTAAAGGCGATGTTGCTTATTATATTTTGAAAGAAACCACAGCAGCAACTGTTGATTTAGTAAATATCACTACAAATAATTTTACTTTAAAATCTCAAAATTGGAGTTCAAGTTATAAAACTGGAACTTGTTTAAATATGAAGACTGGAATTCTTAAATCTTATGATTTTAAGATTGATGCTTCTGGAAGAACTTTTACAGTTACAGAAAATAATGAAACAAAAACTGAAGAAGGCTATATAATAATCGATAGTGGAGCAAGTCAATATCCATTAAAGATTGGCCCTTATTTTAAAATTTCATGGAGTGGAAGAATATCAGCTTCTTATATTGCTGCTACTACAGGTGGACAGATTGGACCTTTCTATTTTGATTCAGATAAGCTTTGGACAAATAGTGCTTCATTGGGTGGTTTAGGAGTTTATTTAGGAAAATCTGGGTTTAGTGTTTCAGATACTTCAGGTACTCCAGATTTATTGATTAGAACAGCCCCTAATAATAATCAATATACTTTACTTGTAAATGGAACTTCTAATTTAGCAGGCACTACAAAAATTTCAGGAAGTTTAACAGTTACTGGTGATATGGATTTAAAAGGAAAAATAACAGGAAACAGTTGGAGTGTTACCAAAGAAGGTCTTGCAACTTTTAATAATATTAATGCAACAGCTGGAACAATAGGTCCTTGGTCATTAAGTAGTAGCGGATTAAGCATGAAGGGCGGAACATCTTTAACTTCAAGTCAATTAACAATTGGATCAGATGTAACATTATCATCAACCGGACTAACAATTGGATCAGATATTACTTTAAATTCTAATGGTTTAACAATTGGATCAGATAGTATTTCAATAGGTGGTGGAGTTGTTCAAGCACCAAATTTATTGACTCCTGCAGGAGGAGAAGTCGGAGCTTCAAAATTAACAGTATATAGTGGCGGAACTTTAGCGGCAAGTGGAGCCTTATCTTGTGCTTTACCAGATAAGGCTAATGTGACTTTTAATGGTAAAACATTAGGGGCTTTAGCTTTCTTAGATGACTTAAAAAAAAAGTTTAATATAACTATGAAAGGAACTTTTAAAGGTGATTATTATACTAAATCAGATTCTCAAAAAACTTATTATACTAAAGGAGCTTCAATAACTCGTTATACAGGTATGACGCAAAAAAGCATTTCTATAAAATGCACTTATATAGGAGAAGATTATTGCACAATAGTAGAAAATGGATATTCACACAACTTAAAAGTTGGTGAAAGTTTTTCAACTAATACTCCAGCGTATACATATAGTAGCGCTACTACAGTAAATATAATTGGAACAGAAAAGACTGTAGATGTTTATGACTTAATTAGCTCTACTGGATTAAAAATTGAAGGGACTGGCAGTCAAGAAGTTACTTTAGATGGTAGTGAGAATGCTTCTGGAGATATATCTTTAGAAATTACTGGAGTTGAATTTAAAAAACAAAGTTAAAAAGGAGAAAAAGGATATGACAAAAATTTTTACAAACAATGAAATTTATAATTATGCAACTCTTTTAGGAGATGCTTTTAATGATGAGGAACTTTACCTTCCAATTAAGGTAAATTTCTATTTACAGAAAAATATTACTACTCTTACAGAGTTGGCGAAATCGGTTGAGGAGTCTCGTATGAAGATTGCTCAGCATTATGGAGAATTAAATGAAGACGGTCAAGGATTTCAGATTCCACCAGAGAATATTGAACAGGCAAGTAAAGAACTTGAAGATCTTTTTAATCTTGAGCAGGAAGTAAAGATTTATCCTATTAAACTTGATGCATTTGATAATACTCAGATTTCAACTAAACAGATGCAGGCTATTCTTTTTATGATTGAAGAACCAGAAGAGGAGGAGTAATATAATGACTACAGAACAGATTTCAGAACTTATTAAAACATATAATACCCTTTTATTAATTTCAACAAAAGGAAAAGACACACTTATGATGGCTAAATGCCTTGAAGCTTTACAGGGAATTATCTCTGAGACCGCAAAATCTCTCGGAGTGGAACTTGAAGAGGTTCCGATTGCAGAAGAGGAAACTGAAACAGAAAAAGAGGAGTAAAGAATATGGCTACAAAATTGTACCCGCCTAGCATAGGAGGCACAATTCCGGCTTTCTGCGGGACCACTTTAGTGGTCCCGTTTTCTATGAATAGAGCAGTGTCAAGAATAGAAGTAGCTGGATTTAAATTAAAAATAAAGACTGTAAGTGGAAATCAGATTGCGGTTTTAGGAACCTTAAATTCAACTGATTATGATATTCAGTCAGATATGTATGTTAAATTTAATGTAAGCTCAATTCAAAGTCAACTAAATATTGGGCAATATTATAAAATACAGTTAGCTTATATTAATAAGCAAAGTGTAATTGGCTATTATTCTACTGTTGGAGTTGTAAAATATACAACTGAACCAGTTGTAGAAATTAGTGGATTGACTTTTGGTTCTGTTAATATGCATAATTATAGATATGTAGGAGTTTATAGTCAAGCAAGCGATGGTCAAGATTCAACTGAAAAAATGTATTCATCAAGATTTAAAGTTTATGATAATGATGATAATATCATAAAAGATTCTGGGGAGATTATTCATAATATAAATAATGATATTATTCCTAATGAATCTCAAGAAGAATTTGTATTATCTATGGATTTAAATCTTGACACTTCATACTATATTCAATTTTCTGTTACCACAACAAATGGGTTAGAAAAAAGTTCTAATAGATATAGAATAATGCAACGAAGATCTATTAATCCAGAAATTAATGCTGAATTAGTTGCTACATTAGACCCAGATAATGGGAACATTCTATTAACTATGAATGATACTATTGATAGTGTCGTTTCTGGAACTTTCTTAATTTCTCGTGCAAGTAGTTTAAATGGATATGCTTGGGAAGAATTTAGAAGATTTAATCTTCAGTCAATGATTCCGGATCAATGGAGTCTTCTTGATTGTACGATTGAGCAAGGAGCGACATATAGATATTCATTACAGCAATATAATGAAAATGGAATTTACTCAGATAGACTTTGTTCTAAAGACATTTTTGCTGACTTTGAAGATGCTTTTTTATATGATGGCGAACGCCAATTAAAGATTCGTTTTAATCCTAAAGTTTCAACTTTTAAGCATGATATACTTGAAACTAAAACCGAAACAATGGGAAGTAAACATCCATTTGTAACAAGAAATGGAAACGTTAACTATGTTGAGTTAGCTCTTTCTGGACTAATTTCTTATCAAATGGACGAAGCAGAATTATTCATGACCAAGGAAGAGTTGGGGATTTCCTCAAACATTACAGATTTAACTGGTGAAAATATTACGGCTGAAAGAATCTTTAAGACAGCTGTTTTAGAATGGCTTACAGATGGTAATGCAAAGATATTTAGGTCTCCAACAGAAGGTAACTTTATTGTTCGATTAATGAATGTATCTTTGAGTCCAAATGATACGGTCGGCCGCATGCTCCATACATTTAGTTGTACTGCATATGAGATTGCCGATTATACAACAGACAATCTTGAATATTATGGTCTTATTGATCCGACAGAAAACCTTAAAACTATGACAAGATGGACTACTATTGATTTAACAAAGATTGATACAAGTAAGTATGATATTTCAAAAGATGATAATTATAATTCTGGAGTTGAAAAAATTCAAATAAATGATAAAGTAGCTTATTCAGTATTTTTTGTGGATATGATGCCAGGATCAATGATTTTTATAGACGGAGAACCTATCAAGATTGGAGCTACTGGATCATATTCAGCGCAAGCTACAACAACACCTTTTAGTAAAATTGAAGTCGCTACAGATTCTCTCTCTTATGGATTATTAACTTATAGTTATCAAACTAAAGCTGTTAGTGTATTTGGTCTTATTCAACAAATCAGTATTGAAGATGTTCCTTGTCAGCAACTTATTGGAGTTGTAAAAGCCCCATCAAAAGAAAATAAAGATTTATATGAAATTACTGATATATATTCATATATTCAAGATATTAAAACTACAGTTTTAAAATTATCTATGGCAAGATTTATAAAACGAGATGTTGAATATGTTTTTTGTGAAGCTACAAGTGAAAAAGATTTTAATCCAAATACTAAATATACTTATTATAGTGATGCAGGATGTAATAATATAGTTACTTCCTTAGATACTTTAAAGCTTTATCAAATTAGATGCAAAAGAACGGATGAAAGAAAAATTCCAGGAGAGGGAGTCTATGTTGATGCAAATTCAGCAATATTTTCACCTTATTTAAATTATTATCTTGATGGACAAAAAGGCTTAGATCAAATGCCGGTGGAAATAACAGATGATTTGTTCCAGATTTTTATTGATGGAGAAGCTATTGATATAACTGAAACTGAAAAATATGAACTATCTTCTTTAGATGATGTTAAAATCATTATTCCTCAAAATGGAGTAATATCTGAAATAGGATATTCAAAACAAATTTCAACCTATTCATTTGAAAGTGACGAAAGCGGTGAATCTGAAGTAATTGCTGCAAAAGGTGATTATAATACGTATCTTTCAGAGTATAAAAAAGTTAAATCTGATGTAAATAAAGAAGAGAGTGACGTAGAGCTGGCAAGAAGTAATGTAAAACAATATTATAAAGATTTTATTCGTAGCCTAGATTCAGCTATTACGACATATAGGAAGGAGAATGGCATAGAATGAGAAATCCTTTATACGATAAAGACTTCTTAAAAGAATTGGATAATCAAAAAGAGCGTGAAATATATACTAAAATTATTGCCTTAGATTTGAATGAAAATCCAGTAGAAGAAGTATCAGGTAGAGTAACGCAAGGTTCTGTCAGCATTGATGGAACCTCTGCGGTCCGCCGCACATGCTCCTTATCTATGGTCGCGCAAGAAATGAATATTCATGAATATTATTGGGGCATGAATACAAAATTCAAACTTGCTGTTGGAATGAAGAATAAAATAAATAGTGAATATCCAGATATTATTTGGTTTCCACAAGGTGTTTATTTAATTACTTCATTTAGTACATCTCAAGGAACATCTTCTTATACTATTTCAATTTCCGGAAAAGATAAAATGTGTTTGTTGAATGGAGATATTGGAGGTTCTATATATTCATTAACATATGATTTTGGTACGATGGATTACATTACCGCAGAAGGTGATACTGTTAATGAGCCTATTGAAATTAAAGATATTATTAGAGAGGTAGTGCATGAATTCGCGCAAGAACCTTATCATAATATTGTAATCAATGATTTGGAAGATTGTGGTGTTGAACTTTTGGAATATCGAGGTTCAACTGATATGTTTCTTATTGTAAATCAAAACACTAGTGAAGTAACGGGTATGTCTTTTAATGAAAATCAAGGCGGATATTATGGCTATATAAACGGAGTTCTTTATAAGAATATAACATTAGGAAATATTGAAGAATTACAAGGCAGTTATGATCATAGAATTTCTTTAGATACAACTATAAATAATCCCACTTATATTTATGTAAATCAAGATTCAACACGCACTCCGTATTCAGTGATTAGGGTCACTTATGGAGATGTAGTTGGATATAGAGAAACTTCATTAACTTATGCAGGAGATTTAATTGGAAATGTAGGAGAGTCATTAACTTCTTCATGTCTTGATAAAATTGTAAGTATGTTAGGTGATTTTGAATATTTTTATGATATTGATGGTAGATTTATATTTCAAAGAAAAAAGACATATTCCAATGTATCATGGAATAATATTATTACTACAAATGATGAAACATATGTAGAAAATTCAGCCTATTTATCTGCGGACGATTATTCATTTGACGATAGTAATTTAATTACTTCATTTTCAAATTCTCCGAATTTAGCAAATTTAAAAAATGATTTTTCAATTTGGGGAACGCGCACATCAGTAAGCGGTTCAGAACTTCCAGTTCATTTAAGATATGCAATAGATAAAAAGCCTTATATTTATAAAACTTTAGGTGGACATATTTATATGACACAAGAGTATTATGAAAATATGGATAATCTTGGTTCTTCTGGATCTTCTACTATTACTAAAGAAACTTTTAGGACGCATGTAATGCCAGAGGGACTAAATGATGATTGGTGGGAGATTGAAGACTGGGCAAAATATTATGAATATTTAACTGGTGAACTTCCAGATAAAACTTTAAGTAATTATTGGACAGAATATACAAAAATTGATTTGACTAAATATTTTGGAACAGGCGCAGGACTTAGCTGGGATGCAGATAGACCTTTATTTTTATTTGATGTTAACTCTGATAATGATTTAGCTTATACAGCGCACAATCCAAGTAAATATGTTGATGTGACTACAAATCATATGTCTTGCTATCATACCTATAAACAATTATTAAACAGTAAATATCAACAAGGTTGGACTTCATATATTTATAAACCTAAATTACCAGAATCAGAAATTACTGATGAAGTAAAAGACAAACTTGCAAATATGGAAGCTACTATTTGTGATTGGCGTGAAATTATTTATCAAATGGCAGTTGATTATATGCAACATCATAAAGAAGATGATTTTATATCAAATATTGCAAATAATAATCCAAATTTTTATTCTAGTGGATATACTGGATATGAAATATATTATACTGATTTATATTCTTTCTGGAGGGATTTATATAACCCAGATTATACTTATACCTATTCAATATCTGGATGCTATAAATCTGCATATGAAAGTAATCCAAGTGATTATTATTGGTATGTTCAATGCACTGAAGATGATGAATATAATTCAAAAAATCAATATTATTCATTAACATTATATGGAACTTATACAGTAAGAAAAATTTCAGAGGAGACTTTTAATAAAAATAAAACAAGTTTTTATTATTTAAAACAAGGTAGTTCTAGTGATGCCTTTGACCTTGATAGAATTTATTATTATAAAGTTGAAGATGAGTTTGATAAAGAGTCTTATTGGAGTAAAACTGTAAAAGAATCTCCAGAAAGTTTAAATTTCTGGTTTGATTTTTTAGATAATGATGGTGGAGATCTTTCACAATATTCAGTTCATAATGTTGGAGATAGGCCTAAATCTGTTAATGACTCTGATGTAAAAGCCATTTATTTTAGAGATACTCCGACTGTTATTTTTTTGGATCCTGCGCAGATTGAAGATGATATTAGAGAGGCATGGGAAGTTGAAATGGCTAAAGATAATACTTTAGGGCCATTAACAGAAGAAGAAATCCAAGAAAAAATACAGGAAGAAATAGATAAGCAGAAAGACTTGAAACCTGGATATACATTTTTTAAATTACAAAGTTATTTAGAAAATTTATTTACTATTAGTTCTCAAGGAAAATCTGCGCAAGATGCATTAGATGATTTTATCTATCAATATTCTTATTGTACAGAAACAATTACTATTAATGCATTACCAGTGTATTATCTTCAACCAAATACAAGAATATTTATACGAGATGATAATAGTGGTATTAATGGTGAGTATATTATTACGAGAATTAGCTTACCATTAAATTATAATGGGACAATGTCAATTACAGCGACTAAAGCTGTAGATAGAATATATTAGGAGGATAAGGAGAATATGGCAAAGAAAGTAAAACAATATCGTTACTATAATGAGCCATCAGGTACAGGGCTATCTACAAATCAGCCTACAAATGCAGAGCGTTCAAGTTTTGTTTCTGGTTCTGTTTTTGGAGATAATTTTCCAGTTCTTCAGTTAGGTATTCAGGCACTTCCTGGGACTAAGTTCTACCTTAATGATGGGGTTGACCCTATCATTATAGGTAGCACAGGAATCTATGAATTAGACTTAAATGAACAAACTGAAATTAGTGCAATTTCTTTTGATGCAAATTCAATGAAATTAATTGCAGAAAATAATAACGCATATCTAATAGTGGATATTATTTATGATAATGGGGAGGACTGATTAAATGGGATTTTATGGTAATATAACAAATACATCAAGAACTCAATTTCAGTTTGATAAAACGTATCCAAATAGATATACAATGGATTTAAGTTGTGGACTTGATGGAGTTTATGCAGGTAGATTTGTATTAGTTGAATATGATAGTGCAACATATGCTGAAAAACAAGATGTTATTGTTTTTCAACAATTTTTTTGTGATGACAAAACCATGTATTCAGGAGTGAATACTGCTCAAATAAATGATGTTATTATTATACAAGAATTTAAGACTAAAGTTGTAGGAGGCGCAACGACAACAGGAAATATTGTTAAAGATAAAACCGTTGCAAGAGTTCCTGCGTATAGTAGACGTTTTGATGCTAATACAGATACATTATATGTAAAAGTTAATGCCCCCGCAGGGGATTCTTATTCTTACACATGGGCAACAGAAAACGATTTTAAAAAATATAAAGAATCTAGAGAAGATAATTATGATCCAGTTAATTTACAGCAAGAGAATCAAACTTATATGATAAATGGATTATTATATATCCTTTCAAGTTATACAGAAAGTGGAACAATTTTACCTATAATAGCAGGAAATTGTTATTCAACAAATACTGTTATTACATATTGGATTGCTTCTGTCACTTTAAAAGAAGGCGTAACTTCAGATAGTGCAAATTCTGGACAAGGAGAGAATTATTCTATAACGTGGAAGGAAATTTCAGCAAATTCAAGCAATAATGGAGATTCTATTTCATATTATACAACAAATTATGCAATAGATACTGCTTGGTATGGAGATAGTAGAGGGTTTGATTCAACTGTTTGGCAGAAAGTTTATTCAAGTGGTTCAGAAAAATATGTAATGGTTGCAGAATTAAATACTGTTGTACCAACGTTTGCAATATCAGCAGATGCACCAACAATGTTGCCAATCGTTCCTCATTTCGATACAGATAGCACAAATGTTTATTATAAAGTTCATTGGCAGCCTCAATGGGGCGTAAGAATTAAAGCCGCGAATAGCGGTTTAAAAGGAGCGCAAATTGATCAAAATGGTAATTGGATATCAGATGCTTCAACTTTACTAACTTCTGATGAAACTTTTTATCCATCAGATCAACAGACTTATTGGAAAAGAGATTATTATTCTAGTTCAGAAAATAAAAAAATAGAAACTTATTATAATGAAGCAAATTCATTATGGGGAACTGATAAAAATTTTATAGATGCAGCAATTTATTTTAATAAAGATGGCTTTGACTCTGAATTTATTAGTTATAGTGAAGATTTATCTGTATCAGGAAGAAACCATTATAATCCTAATGTAGACTGGGATCAAAAAGATAATATTTCTTTATTGCCTACGGGATTAAGTGGAACCGTATATAATCCACATGATGGTTCTATAGATTTAAAACCAATGGAAGATATTCAAGAACTTTCTATTATGCTTCCAGGTGTTGGAGATACTATAGCGCATGTTTGGGATCTTGTTTATGGAGGTAGAGCAACCAATAGTGAAATTGAGAAAACCAGTAAAAGAAATATGGATATTTCTTGGGAAGACGCAAAAAATACTCTAAATCGTCAAGGACTGCGATTAGTTGGACATGGTACTAGCATATACAATACAGCTGCGGTTAATACATTAGCAGGATCTATTAATACAGCACATGATTTAATGGGTATGATTATTGCTCCTGTGAATGATAGTGATTCTATTGATCCAGAAAATATAAATAATTCTATAAGTGCTTTTAATGAAGATAGAATTTATTGTGTTAAGTCTACTGGGGAATATTATAGAAAACATAAAACTTATGAATATACAGAACTTTCAGAAAAGAATTATGAATATAAAGAAATATCTTCTTTACCAAGTAATGCAAATATTTTAGAATATTTTATTAAAAAAGATGATAATACATACGTTCAAGCAGAAAAGGAAAGTAAAGGTCCGTATTATGAAAGATATCTTAATGTAGAGAATGAATATTCTGAAGTTAATCTTAATCCTTTCCCACCAACATTACAAGATAGTAATGGACAAGAAATAATATGCAGATATAGAGATTATACTGGAAACATAGATATTCCGGATAGTATTTATGAAGGTATTAAAGGAGATGCAGATAAAGAAGCTGCAAAAGCAAATTATATAAAATTGCATTCTGATTATATTTATGATACAAAATATTATAGTGGAAAAACTTATTATAATGTTACTATAAGTGATCCTGTTAGTTTATCTGCCGAATATGCGCCAAAAACTTATTGGTATAAAAAAGAAGATGAGTGGGAAGGTGAACAACAAACATCTAAAGAAGGATATACAATAGATAACTCTTTATCTGTTACCAAAAATAGAACTTATTTAATTTATCATCCAGAAAATGCAATAGAAATAACAAAAATTCCAGAACATGATTATAATGGAATTTATATTCCTGGAGTTTATTACTATGCGCAATATAATGTGGTTGATAAAAACATAGAATTAAGTGATCTTAAAAGAAATCTTGCTAATGGAGTGAAATATTATCAAAAAACCAGTGGATCTCCTTCTTGGTTTGAGATTGAAGGCGGAACAAGAGAAGACGGCACAGAATTTACTGCAGAATCAGTTCTAGAAGATGCTTATAAGAGTTCATCATACAGTATTGCTACAGTATCTTATGTCTTAGATAAAAATGAGAAAGCTCAATCAGACACTGTTTATTATGCAATAGCAAGTCAGACTGTTGAAGATGGTAACAAATATCAAGTTATAACTGTATATGAAAAAATTGATGTTGATGAAACAAATTATATAAGCGGATTATATTATATTTATGATAATAATATATATAAATTATCTTCAGATCCTTATGATGCATCAAAGCAATATTATCGAAAAACTGAAAAATTAGAGCCAGTAACAAACTCTATTGTACTAGATTTAGGAAAACCTTTAAACTTAATTTCTTTTGTAGATGGTCTTTTTTATACATATTCAAGTGAAGTATCTACAGGATCACAAAGCTTTGATGTAGTAAGAAAAACAGATATCGATCCGAAAAAAGATACTACTTATTACATATTAGGATATAATAAAGAAACTGGTAGTATTAAACAAGAAGATTTGGAAGAAAGTGATAAAGCTTTTACTCAACAAAGTGAATTTTATCAATCTGGAGTTTATCATTATGAAAGTGATGGAAGTTATCTTTTAGCAACAAATAAATCTTACATGGAAGATAGAGCTCCATATTTCACTTTAATAGATGCTGAAAAGGTAGAGTTAAAAGATGTTTATGAACCTTATGAATATTATGAAAAAGAAACGATAAATGGAGAAGATAATTATACTTTAGTTAAGGATGATACAATTTCAGATCAAACAACTCTTTATAAGCGAGATTCTCTTTATGTTATGGAAGATGAAACTGGAACTTATAACAAGGGAGCTATTTGGAATTTTGAGGCTAAAAAAGTACCAGCTACAATAGTTCTTGGAAAAAGAACTGATGCTTGGGATATGGTAAAATTAAAAGATTATGCAAAAAATCTTAATACTCAAAATGGATTAATTTTAAAGACAAATCAAGTGCTTGAATATGATGATGATTTAACACGTGATACTAGAACTGTAAATGGATGTATTAACTATTTACAAGATATTATTGCAAGATTCCATAAAATGGTTCCTGGTCAGATTATGATTGTAGACGATTATGGAAGACTTCATAGCGCAAAATTTGAAACTAATCAATGGTTACCTTTTATAATTGACAGTAGTGTTAATGAACCAAAAATCACATTAACTCATTATCAGCAAGAAGAAATTGCTACTAGCTCTTCAGAAATAGATTTTAATAAAACTGAAAGCGCTTTTTCAGTTTCTACTTTATCCTATGATAATGCAGGACATATAACTTCAGAAGAAAAATGTACTTATACTTTACCAAATAGTTTTAAAACTTTTACAATCGGAACAAGTTCATTAACTGATAAAAGTTTAAATTTAGCAGGAGATATTGTAGCTGATAGTATTACAGATACTTTAACTATTAATTCTGGTAATAAATGGATTACTTTAGGAGCTAATGTAGATAGTGATACTTTAACTATTGGGCATGAAATTCATTCTATAAATACTGATGAATTAACAACTAACTTAAACAATCTAAAAGAAAATGTCATTCAAAATACTATTATTATTAATGATATTGCTTTTGATAATGCTGGTCATGCGACAAATAATCAGCCTCATACTTATACTTTACCTTATGGTTTTAAGTATATTAAAACTAATGGACGTGAAGATGACGAAGATAAGAATAAGAAAATAAATGCAACCACTTCACCAACAACTACAACAGTTGAAGCAGATAATACTCAAGATACATTGACATTAAACTCTGGTAATAAATGGATTAGAATTGATACTGTTGATGGAACAACAAATTCATTAACATTCTCCCATGATATTCATACCATTACCACAAGTACTTCAACAGTAGACTTTAATGCAAGTGCAAGTGGAAACACTTTTTCAATTCCTACTTTATCTTATGATGATGCAGGACATATAACCTCAAAAGCAACTTGTACTTATACTCTGCCAAATAGTTTTAAAACTTTTACAATCGGAAGCGCAAGCTCATTAACGACTGAAAGTTCAAGTTCTGCTGGGAATATTGTAGCTGATAGTATTACAGATACTTTAACTATTAATCCGGGCAATAGATGGATTACATTAAAAGCTGATGCAAATAATGATACTTTAACTATTGGACATGCAAGTGCTGGAGTTGCTTCTACTTCAAAAGGAGATACCAGTGATCAAACTCCTAATTTTGGAATAACTTTTAAAGTTCCTTCTATTGGAATTGATGAGATGGGTCATGTTAAAAATTTAGCAGATCATACTGTTAAAATTCCTCTTTTAAGTTTATCAAATAATGAAAATGGTAATGTAGTAACTAATTTAACATTAACTGCTTCTACTGGTGCTTTTGCAGAATCTAAAGCTTACATTGGAAGTTTATCAATTACAGGGTTTACACATAGTTATTCTGGAGCAACTTTATTATCTAATACAGATTCATTAAATACTGCATTAGCTTCTTTAGAAAAAGCTATTTTAGATGAAATTGATTCTAGAAAAACAGCAATACAAAATCTTGATAAGACGGCTGTTTCAGCCGGAACCGGCCAGATAATAGCAACAGTATCTCAAGAAGATGGTATAGTAAGTGCATCAGTTAGAGATTTACTTGTAGAAGACATTCCTCAATTAACGGTAGAAAAACTTCCAGATAATATTCCATTAAGTAAGATTGACACAACTGGAACAATGGCTTCTGAAAGTGTAGAAAATTATTTAACAAAAAAAGAAATTGAAAATACTTATCAACCGATTGAAGGATTAGGAACTATTGTTTCAAAAGATATTGAAGATTTTATTGCTTCAGATGCAGTATTTGATTATAGTGAATTTGAAGATCTTGAAGATAGCGAATCGGAGAATCTCGAAAATAATGAATCTGAGAATCTTAATGATGATGAATCTGAGAATCTTGAAGATAGTGATTCTGATAATCCTGAAAATAATGAGCCAAAAACAACAATCGAATGGTTATTTAAAAAAGTTTATTCTCTTGAACAAAGAATACAAGAATTAGAATTAAAATTATCAACAGAAGAAGAAGTGGAAGAAACAGAAGAAGAATAAAAATTATTAAGCCTGACCATCATTGGTCAGGCTTATTTAATTTATAAGCTTTAGTTTTAATAATTATTAGGAGAGAGCAGTAAAGGAGGAAAATATTTTGGCATATGTACCTAAATATACTGGATATGTAAAATTTTTACGTGGAACTCCTGAAGCTTGGAATAGCCTGACTGAGAAAGATAAAGATACTCTTTATTTTATTTCTGAGACAGATGCTACTACTGGAAAACTATACCTTGGAGAAAAGTTAATTAGTGGATCCATTTCTGGTTCTTCTTCTTTAAAAGATTTATCAGATGTGGCACTTGCTACAACAATTCCTGGAAATTCAGTTATTGTTTATAATGATACAACTGGAAAATGGGAAAATAAACCATTAACTTCTATTCTTTATGATGTAGTTTCAGTAATGCGAGGAGCCACTTCTACAACAGATGGCCAATCTGGATTAGTTCCCACTCCTAAAGCCGGTCAAGAAACATTATTCTTACAAGGAAATGGAGAATGGGCTGATCCTACATCAACATTGACCGCAACTATAAATGGATTAATTGGCAGTGATACTGGCAAAACAATTCGAGAAATAGCTGCTTCTGAAGTTGCAAAAATCGTGGCGAATGCGCCAGAGGATTTTGATACTTTAAAAGAAATTTCGGATTGGATTTCAGAGCATGAAGAAGTTAGTGATTTATCTAATATTCTTAAAAAAGTTGAGAGTTTAGATTTAATTGTTAATGGAAATGATGAGACTGAAGGTTTAGTCGCTATTACATCCAATTTAAAAGTGGAATTATATGGAGATGGCACAGATGACAATCCAGGTCTGGTTGCCAACTTTAGTGTTTTACAAACCACTATTGGAAATCTAAGTGAAGAATTTGATGACTTAGATAAACGAGTTGATGCTATTGATGAAAGATTAAAATGGCAAGACTTAGTTGAAGAAGAATAAAAAATGAGAGGAGTAAAAATATATGGCTAATGTAGGTTTTAAACTTGGTCTACAATCTAAGGTTGATGAACTTATTGCTGCTGGTACCAGTGCGGGTGCCGTAGAAGGTAGTTTTTATTTAACCTCAGATACTAATCGTCTATATATTGGTAAAGCTGATACTTCCCTAGTTCCTGTTAATGAAGGTGTCGTAACTGTTGCTAGTATTAGTAATTTACCAAGTCTTACAACTGCAACAGATAAAGTTGCAAATACTGGTAGATTCTATTATGTTTCTGATTCTAATATTTTATGTGTATATAACGGATCTGAATGGGTTCAAATTAACTCAAATACAAATACTACAGTATCTGAACACACAGCTACTGTAAGTGCTTCAAATGATGTTGGTACCGTTACACATACTATTAAGAGCAGCGATGGAGCTAGTAAACCAGCTAGTTTCACAGTAACAGGAAAAGATGGAATTAAAATCACTGGGACCGGATCTGCGTTAACTATCACAGGAGATAAATATACTTTATCAAATGCCGCAGGTACAAATACTGGTGAAGTTGACATTAAACTTGATTCAGCTAATACTGATAATGATACTAAAGTAACTTTAAAACAAGGTTCTAATGTTACTTTAACAAATGATTCTACAAATAAAACTGTAACTATTGCCGCAAAAGATACTACGAACTCATCTGTAACAGTTTCTAACGAAACTAAAGGTTTTAAAGTATCTGTAAAAGATTCTACTGGAGCAAAAGTTGAAGGAACATTTTCTCCAATTATTAAATACGGTAAAACACCAGTTACAGTTGAATTTGAAAGTGGTACAGCTACTTTAGATATCTATACTAAGGGTGAAATTGATGATACAATGAAAGCCCTTAATGCAATGACATATAAAGGTACTATAGGTGTTGATGGTACTGCAGGTACATCAGTACCAACCTCTAGCGTATCTATTGGAGACACTTTCTTAGTTTGTAGCGATCTAGTATATGGTTCTGCAAAATTAACTAAAGGTGCTTTATTAATTGCACGTAGTACAGATGGAACAGAAAATAGTAGTGGCTATATTGATGCTTCCAAATTAACTTATGATGTTGTTGAAGCCACAAATGATACAGATACAACTTATCGTTTAGTTAATGAATCTGTAACTAATGGTGCAGGATTTACCTTAAAAGCTAGTACTGGTGGAAGTGTTGGTACTGTTAAAGTAGTTTCTGGCACTAAGATGACAGTAAGCGGTAATAATAGTACAACTGATCCACTTTCTCAGACTATCACAGTAACTCACGCGAATACAACTCGTACTGATACTACTGGTGATGCAAAAACACAAACTGCGAAAGGTTCAATCACTATTCCGGTCGTTACAGGAGTAACATCTGATGAAACTGGACACGTAACCGCAGTTCAAACAACAAACTACACATTAAAAGATACTAATGCATCTATGGGTACTCCAGCAGTTACAACTACAGCTTTCACAAAAAGTGGAACAAATGTTGGTAATGTTAAGACTGAAATTAAATTAAATGATAGCCTTGGCGCAACAACTACTGGAACAGCTTATGTAAATATTGTTAGTAGTAGTTTAGCTATTACTGATAATGATACTATTGGTGAAAGTTCATCAAGCTCTACAGCAAGATCAGGTCTACAAATTGATATGGTTTGGGGCAGTTTCTAATAATCTATAATTTTTAATTTTTAGATCAATTAGAGAGATGAGGAGCCGAAGAGATTATCTCTCTTCGGCTTTTTCTTTTTATATATGATATATAATGATAGAAAGGAGAATAAAATCCGTATGACAGATAAGACTAAATTTAGACCGGTCAACGGTACAGAAGAGCAAATCTTAAGCGCTGCTAAAACGCCAGGATATGTTTATTTTGCAACTGATACCGGAAAAATTTATTTAGACTTAGATCAAAATACTCGTATTTCTATGGGTGGTAGTGGAGTTGCTTTATTATATGGTAAAGCTGATACTATTAGTCCAGATGAACAAGGTTTTTATACTTTGAGTTTTGATGATCTTGAGGATGATGTAACTCCAAAAGAAGGAGATCTTATCTTAAATAAAGATGGAATTTTTTATCGAGTTATGGAAGCGGATTCTGATTCACGGTCTATGCTTTGTGCAGTTCTTGCGGTAAGCGGAAGTGGTGGATCAGGTAGCGGTGGTACATCTAGTTTATCTAAAAAAATTGGTATTACCATTCAGCCATTATCAACAAGTAATCTAATTAATGGTCAGTCTTTCGGAGTATACTTTACTGCAAATTCTGGAGTTGATTATGATGGCTCTGTTATGGATGATAAATTAATAGTTCATTGGACTCTATATGAAAAAGTTGATTCAACTTATATTAAATATAGTGAAGGCCAAATGGATGTTAACTCTGGTGAATTAACAGAATTTGAATTGGGTGAAAAATTAAGAGAATCAACATCATCTCGTTTAACTATGTATGCTACTGGTATTAATAGTGGTGAGAGTGCTTCTAAGAGCGTTGATGTTGTTACTGGACAATTATCATTAACCCAGTCTCAGAACTTCTCAGCAACCGCACGTTATACACCAGATAATGTTAAGTTACAGTGTAATGCAATCGGAAGCATGAATAAAATTCTTGATTTCTATTTTGATGGAACTTTAGTTGAATCTAAAAAATTAACTTCTTCATCTGAAAACTTCCAGAGTTATACTGTAAGTTCTAGTTATGCAACCCATGGTTATCATTCAGTTCGTATTGAATTATATCAAGCCATTGTAGTAAGTAATACATGGTCTAGAGGATTGATGGTAGATCCAATAGAATTTGAAATAGGTGTATTCGCAACAGGCAATACAGATCCGGTAATTTGGTTGGGAACTTATAATGAAGAGTATTATAATTATGATACAATTCAAATTCCATTCTTAGTATACGATCCTTCAAGCACAGCTTCTGCGCACATCGTATTAAGAAAGAATGGTAAAGAAATCGCAAGTTCTCCTCGTGATATTGATACTACTACAATGAGCTCTTGGAATATCTTCGAAATCGCAGATGCAGATTTGGATATGGTAAATAGATATTCTATTTCTTGCGGCGACACAACAAGAGATATTACCTTTACTGTAGTTCAAGACCCGAACAGAACAATGGAAGTTGTTAAACAAGAGTCCTTGAAATTGAACTTTGACGCAAAAGGTCGTTCAAATAGTGAATCCGCAGTTAATCGTGAGACATGGACTACTGATGATGGCTCTATTAAAGCTACATTTAAAGATTTCAACTGGTATAACAATGGTTGGGTTCTTGATGATGATAATAATACTTGTTTACGTATTAGCAATGGAGCAGAATTTTCTATTCCTATTGGAACATTAACTTATGGTTCAACTGATATTTCTAAACAGTCTAACTCTATTGAAATTCAATTCAGAGTTCGTAATGTACAGGATTACTCAAGCTTGATTCATAATGTAACACGTTACAATGGTGATGATAAATTCTATACAGCATTTAAGGCGCAGTCTTACTACACTAACTACGATTCATTCCTTCATTATTACCTTCCTCTTTACAATGCAACTGTAAGTGAAGATCAACAGGTAGATTATGATGATCTTGAGTTTAGTAGAGTTCAGAAAGAGATTAGCTTAAATCGAGTTGCTTGTAGTTATTACTCAGGTGACGAAAGTGGAGCTGTAGGAATCTGTCTTGGACCGCAAGATGCATTCTTCTCTAATGGAACAAATACTGTAAACGTAAGTTATGTTGAGGATCAGTTAATCAATATTTCTATGGTATACTCTCATGGTAGCGACCAGATGATGTATATTTATATTAATGGTGTTCTAACTGGTGTTATTAAATCAACAATCGGTCTATTCACAATTAACTCAAATAAAATTGTATTTAATTCTAATTATTGCGATATTGACTTATACAAAATTAGAGTTTATAATACAGACTTAAATGTAAATGATATTGTTACTAACTACTCAGTAGATTTAAAAAATGTAACTATTTACGATCAAAATAAACTTGCAGAAGAAAATACTGCAATTCATGAGTATCAGTTTAAATATGATAACATGATTAAGTATAATGATGAACATCCAAGTGCTCCTTTAATGCCTTATATCATTTTTGATACAAGCGCAACTGGAAATAATGATAAGCTTTCTTATTCTAAGAAAACTAAGATTAATATTGGCGTGGAATTCATTAATACTGGTCTTGATAGAGCATATGCTAATGGTGAATTAGAGAAATATGCTATTGAAGATGGTTTATGTACCGCTAATTCTAGCGCAGAAGAAAAAGAAGCAGCTGTTAAAAAATATTATCAGCATCATTGCCCAAGCTTCATTGGCGATAATATCAGCATGGCTGTTCAAGGAACATCTTCAGAGTTCTATCCAAGACGTAACTATAAATTAAAGACTAAGAATACAGATAAAGATGGTGTAGATAGAATTCATATCTTCTTACATAAAGGTCCATTCGCGGCAGATTATGCAGAAGATTCAGAGAATACTCGTCAGAAATTCTTCTACATGGATAACTATACAAATGGTACAACTAAGTTCACTATGAAGATTGACTACATGGAGTCTTCTGGAACTTACAATATGGGCTTTACAAGCTTAATCCATAATGGTTATTCTAAGCATCCTCTAAAAGATTACAACGATGCAGGAGCATTCCAGAAGCAAGTTGAAAATTATGATAAAGCTACAAGCTTTAAAGAGGACGAAACATATTATCAGTATGATGCATCTTCTAATAAGTATTCTAAGACAAAAGATACAGTAGATGCAAGTAATGTTACTAATTATTATGTATCTAATCCAAAATATGAGGATTATACATTTACAGATCTTGATGATTATAGAACTTGTATTACAGGTTATAGAGTTTTAGCTTTCCATAAGAAATCAGATGGAACCTATCAGTACATTGGTATGTATAACATGCTTCTGGATAAAGGATCTGATGAAGTTTATGGATTTAAACCAGATAAAACTCTTACACAGAAATTCTTAAAGAATAAAGCAATTAGTAAGAAAGCTGAATGTTGGGAATTTGAAAATAACGCTCGTGGATTCTGTTCATTCAGAGATCCTTGGGGAAGAAGAGAATTATCCTTCAAAGCTCCAGATACCGCAGGAAGTAGTGGTTTCACTTCAGCTAATGCGCCAGTAGTTGCCGATAGTTTTGAATATCGTTATAATGCAAATGATGACATTCTTGATATTCTTGTTGCTTTAAGTTCTGCATCTGATGAAGATGAAAAAACAGTTAATGAGAGTTTCCCAGACTACTACATTAAACAGAATCCAACAGATGGACAAGAATTACTATTAGACTTATACAGCAACTGGGAAAAAGCTGTTAAATGGGTATGGTCAACCTGTACTGAAAATGTAAAGAGTCAAGGTAATTACGTTGAAACTAACGTAGGAACACAGCTCTATCAACCTAATAAATTCTATATCTATGATGAAACAGAAAACGATTATGTTATTTCAACTGCAAAAGAATGCGATGATTCTTTAACATATTATTCACAATCTGATGATGGATCTTATGTGAACGCGCATGCTTGTTCATCAGAGAATTTATTCAAGGTAAGTACATTCTATACAATCGTTAATGATGAATACGTATTATCTGGTGAAACTAGTGAATTTGATGAATCTGAAACATATTACAAGTTAATTGATTTCAGTGATGAAGAATTAGCTAAAATCGCAGATAGACTTGTTGAAGTTTGCAATGATGAAACATTTGATCCAAGCCAGACATATTATATTTATGATGGTTCTGTAACTGGTTCTGACTTAGCTACTAAGGTAGTTGAAGTAACAGAAGATACTTATGAACCTGGTAAGTATTATATCGGAAAAGATGTTACTTATGGTAAACATGTTTATAAGTTTGATACAAAAGAATATCGTGCAGATAAATTCGTTTATGAATTATCTTCTCACTTTGATATTGAATATGTAGCAACTTATTTCGTAGCTACTGAGGTTATGGAATGTTATGACTCTCGTGGAAAGAACTGTATGATGGCTTCTTGGGGTCCACAAAAAGCCGGTGGAGATTACATCTGGTATCCAATCTTCTATGATCTTGATACTCAGTTAGGTATTAACAATACTGGTATTCCTTCATTCGAGTATAACGTGGATGCAACAGAAGATGGAAACTTCTCTACATCAGATAGTGTCCTTTGGAATAACTTCTATAAATATTTCAAAGATTCTTATATCGTTATGAAATATAAACATCTTAAAGGTGTTACAGATGGAGTTTCTTGGACAAAACTTGAGCACGCACCATTCTATAGTGTAGATAGAATTGAGAATTGGTATACAACTAATCCTTATTGTAGTGAAGAGGTTATGACAACTAATAACAATGCTAAGAAGATTCAAAGTTTTGCTAAATTAGGAGAAAGACCTTTAATTGCTACTAACTTGGATGAGTATTATAAATATATTACAATTTGTAATAGTTCTAGTTACCAGAATGGAGTTACAGGTCATATCGCAAGTAACACAACTGGAGATTATACATACGATGCAAATGGAACTTACTTCTATGCATTACAAGGAGATCGTTCCTTAAGTAGACAGCAGTTCTTAACAAATCGTTTGGAATATATTGATTCTTGGTTGAATCAAGGTAACTATCAACGTGGTGGCGCGAACCGTGTCCGCGGACGTGTGGCCGCAAACAATCCGAGTAAGACTTCTGATATTTGGGTTGAAACAGATGATAATCCATACTATCAGCCAGATGGAACAAAAACTCATTTGTTCGATGCTGAGTATTGGTTGAATTTAACACCAATTCGTTCTTCTTATGTAACAGTGAGTGACGATAACGAAGCTTATCCTTCTCAGAAGTATGATGGTGTCAATTCAGTCAAATTTAACATTGATGCTATTGAGCAAGGTGTTCGTAAGAGCGCTAACTACCCAGAGCAGTTGTTATATATTTACGGATTAAATCAGATGGCTGATTTAGGTGACATGAGTAACCTATATTGGCAAGAGTTTGAAATTTCCGGAAATGCTTCTAAATTAACTAGACTTTTACTAGGATATGATGGAGTAGATGAAAGCGGAAATAAATGGAAAAATAATAATGTTAACCAGTTCAGTATTCCTTCTAGTAAATCCTCTTCTGGAATGCCACTGTTGAAAGAAGCTAACTTTAGTAATATTTCAGTAAATGGTCAGTCTCCAGTCCTTGATTTTACAAGTTGTGAGAAAATGCAGAACTTCCGTGCTACTGGATCAAACTTCACAGAAATTAAATTCGCTGAAGGTGTAGCTTTACATACATTATATTTACCAAGCTCAATTACTACTTTAAGCTTAACTGAAGCAAACTTGTTAACTAATTTAATTACTGATTATCAAGTTCCACAGAGAGACGATAATGGTAATTTAGTAGCTGAAAAAGGTTTATATCTACAGGGAATGTTTGAGGATCAAGGAAGTACAGTAATTGATAATTTAAGTTTACTTGGTGGAAATCTTGGATACGATAGTTATAAATTGCTTGCAAAATACTTCGAGATTCGACAGAGACAGACATCTTCTATTAGTAAGATTGCAATGACCAATGTTGACTGGTGTCCATATAAGCAGTTAGTTGAAGGAGACTCTTATGATACTTCTAGTCCTGATGCTTATTATATTGATAATGGTCACTATGGATTTGATAAATATACTTATAATGCAGCAACATTCCAGACTCAAGTACTGAATGGAGAACTTTATAAGCTTGATTCTTCAATCCCAGAAGAAGATATTAATCAAATTGCAGATGTTGATATGTTAAAAGAATTCATTAAAAATGGATTATATACTGGAACCGCAGAAGGAAGTACGATTCCGAACTTGACAGGTATTATTTATGTTAATAATGATACCGCTTTAGGAGAGCTCTTTATTAAAGATACTCTTGTAAAAGCATTCCCAAGTTTAACATTCTTCTTTAAGAATGTAATCAAAGCTTACTCTGCTAAATTCATTATCCAGGAGGATGATGGAACTTACACTTATGTAGATCATGCAGATACGAAAGTGACTGAGAAGAGTGTTCAGAAGGTTTCTTCTGGATTCTTTACAAATCCATATAAGATGTACAATCCAGTAAAAGACAACTACGATTTCCATGGTTGGTCAACAACTAATGATACAACAGGTTTAATTTCAAGTGCAGATGCTACTGCGGAAGAACAGCAAGCGGCTTGGGATGATTTAACATTAGACAGCAATGTATATGATTATACATTCTATGCAGTGTTTACTATCCATAAATGGAATATCAGATTCTTATCTGGTACGAAAGCTGATAATTTAACATTAATTGCTGAATATCAAGTTCCTCATGGAGATGTTCTTTATACTCCAAGTGTATTAGCTACAATGGATGAAAGCGCATTACCTGATGATCAAAGATATAAGTTCTTAGGTTATACTCAGAATTTAGCAAATGTAATTGCGGCAAGCGCAGATACAGCTAAATTAACATCTGTAACCAATATGCTTTCAACGCAGGATACAGATTTTTATGCAGTATTTACTCAAGAATCAGTATTTACTTCTACTACAGATTTAAAATACTTAAAGTTCTCAAAAATAAACTATGATGATCCATATGATAGTTCTTATAGCGCTGTTGGATATATGGTAAGACCAGCTGATGGATATTCATTATCTGGTAAAATTACTTTACCAACTGAATATGAAGGACAACCAGTAATTACGGTTGGAGATTTTAACTCAATGGATATTACTCATGTTTATTGGTATGGAACTCCACAAGTAGTATGTATAGGTAGTAACGCATTTAATAATTGTAAAAAATTAGTTTATTTCCAGTTCCCAGGAACAGTTAGATATATTACTAATTATGCATTCTTAGGATGCGATCAGTTAAAATTATTCGATTTTGGAAATATTTTATGTTATATTGGTGAAGTTGCTTTCAATATGGCATTTAATTCTTCTACAAAAACTGAAAAACTTAGAATTCCAGGCACAGTAAGAGAAATTGGTAACAATGCTTTTGCTTACAATGATAATATGAGAGGTATCTCAACACTTCAGTTTGGAGGACCTGGAGATCCAACTCAAATTGCTATCCTTGGTAATGGAACTAAAGCTTTTATTCAGAATAGTGGATCTAAAATTGAAAATGTTGTTATTTATACCGCTGATGGAGGCATTTCTGATGATTTAATCAACTTAATTGATAATGGAGTTGAATATGAAGGAACCGTTAGTGTAGTTATGGCTTAAGGAGGGGCAAGATGACTAAGACTGTATATTATACATATCTTGGAACAAACGGGACTATTACTAGTCCCGTTCATCTTGAAGATATTTATTATACTCGTAAATATTCTTTAAGAGCTGATGTAGGAAAAACTTTAACAAAAGATGGAGAAAATTTCTTTACAACAGTTATGGTTCCAGAAGATGAAGTTGATCAGTGGAAAGAGGTTAAAGACCCTCTTACTGGTCAAAAATGATTATTATAAATAATAATACTTTCAAAATATTTTGAAAGAACAAGAGGGTGGCAAATGTCACCCTCGAAAATATTATAGAAAGGATTGGACTATATTAATGATTACATATGTTAATGCAGCAAATTCAGATAAGTATTCTGCTATATTTGAAAAAGCTTTTAATGATTTGCAGACGCATGATACAGCAGGTAATGAAGTTGAAAAAGGTAGTTCTTCAGCAGTAATTCCTGATAGTGCGATCGGAACTGGAGTCTATGATGAAGATGGCCAGGAAATTAAAATGCAATCTCTTAGCTCTCTTGATGAATACTTTTCTTATATCGTTGAATTAAATAACATTAGTCGTAGATATACTATTCTTCCATTAGATGAAGATGTCTTTGAAATTAATGCAAATGACAGAAGTATTACAGTACCAGCTTCTTTCAAGAAAAATGGTATTAGTGTACAAGGAGATGAAGTTTCTGAAATCGTTTATTTCCGTATTGCTAGATTCTACGACTCTACTGACCTAGATACAAAAGATATCTATATTCAGTGGAAATCTGCCGCACAGGACGAAGATGGTAATTTCATTGAAGGTGTTTCTGTTCCTTGGGTAAAAGATATTGAAAGTGATCCTGGCTATATCATTTTTGGTTGGCCTCTATCTTCTAAAATTACTAAAGCCGCAGGTACAATTCAGTTCGCTGTTCGTTTTTATAACTATGATAAAGATACTAAAATTCTTAATTATAGTTTATCAACATTGACTTGTTCAGCAACTATTAAACCAGGCTTAGACTTTGATATCCCAGGAATTATTCTTGATGGAACTCAAATTGATGATTCTACAACTCTATTACATGATAGACTTGTTGACTCTCAACTCGCTTCTGGTGCGGTTCAAGCTGAAAAACCAATCTTTATCAAGGATCTTGTTTCAAGACTTATTCTTGATGACAATGGGCTTAAAGCTTATAATGTTCAGGCTTATGCGCCTGATGCAGGTCAGTTGACTTATGTTTGGAAGAAATATGATATTGATACCAATGATAGACTTCTTGAAGAAGGTGCAATGCCTTATGAAGTAACAATGTCTAAGATTTCAGCTGATGAAACAAGAGTAACTGGAAAACTTTATTATACAATGGTAAGTGGCTCAGATGGAGTAAATCCATCATATCAGCTTTATACAGGTGATATTCCTTCAGAAGATCCAACACTTGAAATTTATGAGAAGTTTTCTACAGGTATTTTCAACTCTGTTGGTAAATATGTTGTTGTAGCTAAAAACCGTGTACGTCAAAGCACAGCTGAGACAGAAAGTACAGTTTGTATTGTACCTCGTCCATTAAAAGTTAATATTAATAAAGATCTTAGTGAAAGAGGCTATCTTAACGCTGATGATTATGAGACATTATTAACCATCAAAGCTAGCGTTGATGATGAAGGTAAAATTACTTATCAATGGTTACGTAAAGCTCCTGGTGCAGATGATTTTGAAGAAATTGAAGGAGCAACTGAAGCGACTTATTTAATTCAAGGTTCTGCGGATGAAAGTGAAGAATCTGGTGGCGAAGGCGATGGATTCTATAAAGTTATTGTAACTAATAATTTGAATAAAGAAATTGATTCTACTGATAGTGGAGTTTGTCGTGTAACTCATCCTGCAACTCAATTAAAAGTTCAAATTAATACAACACTTTCTAAACAGTATTTCTCTTTAGACGAAGTTAAAAGAGGTAATGGCTGCGTTATTGTAGCTAGCTGGCCAGAAGGAAGCGGAGAAGTTATCCAAAGACAGGATGAAGACTCTGTAACTTATCAGTGGTATAAATATGTGACTGGTGGAAATGTATTTGAAGATGATTTCCAAAAGGCAAATGATGGTGAATATTACTTCCACGGTGATACTAAGATTGAAGGCGCAAATGAGAAATCATTTATTCCAGATGAAGATGGTTATTACTTCTGTGAAGTAACTAATACCTATAATGACACTCAGGCCAAGAGATGTTCTCCATTCTTTAGTATCGTTGACGCTTAATAAAAGCTTGATATTTTAAAAGGAGGATAGGGCTAATGATTACAACATCTAAAGAATACTATGATTTGCTTTATAGAATTCAAGATGAAAATGCTCCAAGCATAGCCGTTTTACTTCCTAGCACTGAAACAATCTATGATATTGATTTAAATACTCGTACGATTGCAGCGCCCGAGTTTTTAAGCGTTGAAAAGGACCATCGCGCAGAAACTATTTTCTTTAAAGTAAATAGATATTTTGATCATGTAGATTTAACTACCACTACTTGCATTATTAAATATATTAATGCAAAAGGTGAAGGTCGAATTTTTGCGGTTCCATACTATGATGTGGATACATTATCTGACGAGAATAAAATGATTATTCCTTGGGTAATTGATGGAGACGTAACTAAGGCTTCTGGAGACGTTCAATATTCTATTGAATTTTATCGTTTAAACGATTCTGGTAGAAAATTTGAATATAGCTTGGGGACTCTTACTTCTGTAAGTAAAGTATTACATGGTATTGACCAAGACACTGAATTCGATGAGCAAGAAGATCATTTAGCTTCTATAAGCGCAGAAATTTTTGCTCGAATTGATGCAATCTCTAAAGATGACGTTTATTGGATAACGTTATAATATAAAGGGGAGAGTATAGGAAACTATACTCTCCCCTATTTTTTATTTTGGCCAAAAGGCATAAATAAATATTATTAAAATTTTATATCTTATAGACAAAGAAAATAAAATGCGAAAAGGAGGTAGCTTAGTAAGTAATGGCTAATAATGTAAAATTTACTACAGGTTTAGAGTCAAAATTACCAAGTTCTAAAGAAGCTGGTAAAGTATATTTTGCCATTAGTGGAGACAGTAATTCTGGTTATACGGGCTCTATTTATTTCGATACAGATTCAAACACTCGTGTAAAAATGAGCACTTTAGCAGATGCATGGATAACGGCAAGAAATTTCACTGTTAAAGATAATAGTGGAACTAACTCTGGGCCATCGACATTAGTTAATGGTACTAATGACGTTATTTTAAAACTGCCTTCTACTATAAAAGCTAGCTTAACAGGACACGCGTCTGAAGATTTAGCACTTACTGGAGGTACCCTTAGTGGACCTCTTAAGTTCTCTGCTGATGGAACGGCAAGTGGAATTACATGGAATTCTGGTTCATATTGGCAAAGAATTATAAATGTAGATAATAGCACAACTGATGATTCAGTTTTTGAATTCCAACAAAGCGCAGACTCTGGTAGCTCTTGGACAACTTTAATGGCGATTAGAGATAATGGTAAAGTTGTTGCAAATATTTTTGTGGGAAATGCATCAACCGCAAGCACATGGGCTACAAGTAGATTATTTTATATTCAAGATAGCGATGCAAGTAATACTAGTTCTGGTGTTGGAGTAAATGGTAGTGCAAATGTAACTTTAAAATTACCTTCTACTATTAAGGCAACCTTAAATGGTAATGCAGATACTGCTACAACAGCTAATACAGTAAAAGGATCTTATACATCAAATGGTGGACAACAGAATCCTAACTATTTTGGGAAAAATAAAGTTGGTTTCTTAATGATGAATACCACTGTTAATAGTAATAGTCAATACAAAGATTGGATGATTATGGACTGTTACAGTGGATCAGATGTTGGTGGCGCAGTTGCGATTGGAGTAAATCGTCAATCTTTAGGCGCATATATTATGCGAAGTGCAGCCGAAAGAACATCTTGGGCAGAAAGCGCAGAATTGTTAGGAACTCATAATTATACTTCTTATACTGTAACTAAAACTGGCTCTGGAGCTTCTGGAACTTGGGGTATTAGTATTTCAGGGACTGCCGCTAAGGCAACCGCAGACGCCGCAGGAAATACAATTACATCAACTTATTTAAAAGATGTAAATGTTACAGATAGCTATCAATTAAATAAAGTAACTGGTGCAGGTAGTTCATCTAAAATTGGTGATTTTGCTCCATTGGATTCAAATCATTTAATTGATATAAAATATATCCCACAGGGTGCATTAGAAAGATTAGTTGTAGTTGCAGATGACACAGCTCGTCTGGCGTTAACTACATCAAGTGTTCAAAATGGTGATGTGGTTAAAGTTACATCGACTAATAAAATGTACTTTGTAAAAGATCAAACTAAATTAACAAGTGAAGATGGTTATGAAGTATTTGCGGCTGGAGTTGCAGCTTCAGTAGCTTGGTCTAATATCACTGGAAAACCAAGTTTTCTTGGGCCAAATACTACAATTACTCTTGACAGTGCGGGAACCTCAATTAATTTAGTTAGATATAGTGAAGCCGGAGCAACTGGTACTACGACTACTATAAGTCCGAAGTTTTTGCCTCTTGCAGGCGGAACGATGACTGGAAGTATAATTTTTCCTAGTAATAAAGGTGTTATTCAAAATCAAAATAGTACATCTAATTATACAGCCGCTGTTAAATGGTATAAAGGAGGTACCTCTCAAGCTACTTATGACCCTCAAATTGGTCAACATAATACTGGCGGAGATGGTACTGGTTCAATAATAATTTTACCATATGCCACTGAAACCTCACCTTGGAGCGGATCCGTTGGTTTATTTATTTCTCAAAATACATTAAAATTAGATGGACAAATTGTTTTACATGCCGGAAATTATACGGATTATACTTATTCAAAATCAACCGCAGATGGCAAATATCTAGCATCAATCGCGCAATCTGAATCCACAGGAACGACATATAAGATTCAAAGTAAATATGCAAGTGGAAGTGTTCAAGCAACCATTTCAATTCCAATGGCAACCTCAAGTGCCGCAGGTTTAATCTCTACTGGAGAGCAAACTTTTGCAGGAAAGAAAACTTTTTCTGGTGTCACAATATTTAGTAACACAACTGATGCAGCAGCTGCTACAAGCGGATCTGGATCAGTTTTAATCGGAAATACTTCTGGAGAACATTTAGCTTTAGATGGAAATGAAATTATGGCTAAAGCAAGTGCTACCACTGCGGGTCCACTTTATTTAAATAATGATGGCGGAGTTGTATATACCGGAGGAAATCTTCAAGTTAAAGGTGGAACCATTTATGTTGGATCTGCAGGTTCTTACTATATAAATACTGGAACTAGTTATTTATGTAGTTTAAAACTTCAAAATCAACTAAATGTAAATACGACTGGTAGTGGAAGTGCTTATGGTATTGGATTATATGGTTCTGATGATCCTATAAACTATGGTATTACTTTTAGACAAACTTCAAGTGCAGGTACACATGGATATGTAACTGGCGATTGGGCTACTTATATAACCATGAGCAATACAGATAATAGAGGATGGGTATTTAGGCGTAACAGTGTTGGTGGAGTTGCTTCTATTAATACAAGTGGTAAAATGTGGTTAAATGGTAACTTAACTACAACCGCAGTCGGAAAATCTAATTATTATATTGCCTTTCCAGATGGCGGAAGTTATGCCACAACTTCTTCAACAGCAACAGGATACTTAAAAGTTACTTTGCCGCAATCATGGACTAGTACTATGATGCGTTTTAAGGTATCTATTTATGATTATTCAACTGGAAGATCTGTGGAATATTTAGTTGGTGGATATAATTATAATAATAGTGATAGTCCAAGCTGGTATAACGTATTTGCGCAAGCTATTGGTAAATATGAATATGGTTTAAGTAATTTAAATGTTAGATTTGGACATGATGGAAGTAAATGCGCAATTTATATTGGTGAATCTACAACTACATGGAATTATCCGCAGGTTTCTATCTCAGATCTTACTGTTGGATATACTAATTATAGTCAAGATAAATGGGCGACTGGATGGAGTATTGGATTTACAACAACTCTTGGAACTATAACTCAGACTATATCAAATACAAATATTGCATATAGAAGTTATTTAGCTGATAGAGCAACAAATGATGCTAATGGAAATAGTATTGTTGCAGGATATATTGCAACATTAGGGTTGAATACTTCAAATGGAACAAGTTTAATTGTAAATGGTAAAGCTAAAAATGGTTCAGAAATAACAACTGTTACTATCCCGGCTCATGATTCTTCTCATACAGGATTAATTACTAATACCACTCAAACTATTTATGGAGCTAAAACATTAAATAATACTTTAACTTCACAAATAATTCAGCCAGCTAGTAATGGCAGTTATACCTTAGGAACAGCTAGTTTACATTGGAGCAATACATATACAAATGTATTATTTGTTTCTAGTAGTACAAGTTTTACATCCGCAGGAGTTTCCGGAGTAGCGGGAACATATGTTGGAAGCGGTTTTATTGAATTATCTGCCGCAAACCCATATATAGATTTTCATTTTAGTAATAGTACATCTGATTATACAAGTAGAATTATTGAATCATCAAGTGGATATTTACAAGTAACAAGTAACTTGATGATTGGCGGATCAGTAACAGGATATAAATTATATGTTAATGGTACTACTGCTTTAAAAGGCGATATTTATTATTATGGAACAAATGCACATTTATCTATGATTCGATTTATGGATAATACTTCTGATGCTTATGGAAATGGAATTTCTATCGGCGGTGGTGGTATGACTATAGTCGGAGCAGGTGAAAGTGCTAGTAATATGCAAAGTTTAGTTAGCGCGGGAACTGAAACACTATATTTATTATCTGACGGCTCGATAAATTTAGAAGCAAATGCAGATACTATCGCCAATAGAATTGGTGCTCAAATAACTACATCTGGTAATATAGTTCCTATAAAAGCTGAAGCAACAAATACAAATGCTCAAAGTCTTGGTGTAAGCGGAAACAGATGGAGTAAATTATATGTTGGAACAGCAGATTCTTATGGAAGTGCTACAAATCCAATCTATTGGAATGCAGGAGTTCCAACAGCTTGCACTTATAGTTTAAATGCAACTGTCAATAGTGGAGCTGTTAATTCATTAGCTTATTATTCTGCAGGAACCACAGTTAGCGCATATACATCGACCAAAGGTAGTGGGACAAAGTTATGGTATTTAAGTGCAGGAGTTCCAACAGAAAGTAGTTCAACAGTTGGATCTAGTACAGCCCCAGTGTATTTAAGTTCTGGTACTATTACAAAATGTTCTTATTCATTAAGCTCAACGCTTAATAGTGGAACTGCAAGTCGAGCTGCTTATTTTAGTGAAACAAATGCAGTATCTGCGGCAGGCTCAATTTATATGACAAGTAGTCAAATTGGTATTAATACAACTTCATTAAGTTCGCCATATTTGATTACAACTTCTTCAAACACTCAAACTACAGTAACCCCTTCTTTGCAAGTTAGTGGATACTCATATTATACAAATACAGCTATATATGCATCTAATATGAGAGCTATTGAATTTAGACCTTCTTATAGCTCATATAATTCATATATTTATTATGGAACTTATGGTAATGAAGCTTTAAACTTTGTAAATAATCAATCTGTTACATCATTTATTTTCTGGACTGGAAATAGAGTTGAAGGTAGCAATCAATGGTATCTTGATAGTGATGGTAATGCACGATCTGATAATCCAGCATTACAGATAAAGAGTAATTGTGTTTATATTAATAAATTAATTTCAAATGGAACTACTCCAAGTTATAAGTTATATGTAAATGGTACAAGTTATTTTAATGGAACTATGAATACTTCATCTAATATAACTGCTAGTGGAACAATAACTGGTAGTAAAGTATATGGAGCAGTATGGAATGATTATGCGGAGTTTAGATATGTTGAAGCTAAAAATGAAGCGGGAAGATGTGTAATAGAAACTGGATATGGAGCTCTTAAATATTCAACAAAAAGACTTCAACCTGGAGCAAATATTATATCTGATACTTATGGTTTTGCTATTGGAGAAACTAATCGATGTAAAACTCCTTTGGCTGTATCGGGAAGAGTTTTAGCTTATCCATATGAAGATAAAGAAAAATATAAACCAGGAGATGCGGTTTGTTCCGGTCCTGATGGAACAGTTTCTTTAATGACGAGAGAAGAAATTAAAGAATATCCTGATCGTATTATTGGTACGGTGTCTGAAATTCCAGATTATAAAGTTTGGGGCACTGGAAATATAAAAGTTAATGGTCGTATTTGGATTAAAGTTAAATAAAGATTTGACTTTGTCTAAATTTTATGATATAATAAAAATAAATCAATGGAGGTTTTAATATGATATTAAATCTTAATAATGAAGAATTAATTATTAATATTCGCAACTTCGCTGAAGATATTAGGATCGCCCCAGATGAACCAGAAAAAGGGGTTAGATTCATACTAACAGTTGTAGGTGCAGATTTATATAATCTAGAAATTGTAGAAAAATTTGTTCCTTATTTTGTAAAAGATTCTATTTCATCTATTCAAGTGATTGAAGAAGATGGAAGAATTATTTTTAACAGTAGTAAATATACTAGATTAGATAATATTGCGATGAGAATGACAACTGCAGAGGAGTACAGTGAACCATATCCAAATTTTGTATTTACTTATTAAAAAAGAAAGAGAGGGCTAAGCCAGAATGGCGACAAGAACAGTATTTTATAAAGGTAATTCAATTACTGCGTCCACTATCTCAGATTTTTATAATAGATTAAATACAATGCGTTCAACAGCTGGAGTTACATCATTAACCGTTCCGAGTTTGCAGGGGAGTTCAATTACCCCTGCAAATGGAGTAACTAATGTTTTTAGTCAAATTAGTGATACTAAAGATAAAGTATCTTTTTTAAATAGTGCTAATATTACGACTTTTGGAACGCCATCTGCCACTGCAGGAGTTGTTATTAATGCATATACTAATGTTTCTATAATTGAAAAAACGATTGGGTATATGGAGAGTCTTTGTCGATCTTATAATTCAAATAATTTCACATCTTATAGACAGAATACTCCTCTCTGCGCGACTTATTTTGGAGCTTTTAATACTAGTCACACTACAGAAACATGTACAACAGTTTTCTCTAGTGTTAATTATACTTATTTTAGTAGTCATGATTCAACATTTTTTGCTACTCATTGTAGTAGCTTTTGTGATGCACGTTATGCTACTTTTTTTAATAGCGTAAATTATACATTTGCTGCTCTCTGTTCAAATTATTGTACAGGAAATTATAGTACATTTTTTGGTGGAGTAAATTATACATTTGCAGCTCATTGTGGAAATTATTGCGGTTTTTGTAATACATTTTTTGGCGGAGTAAATTATACATTTGCAGCTCATTGTGGGAATTTCTGTGGTTTTTGTAATACATTACATTCTTCTAAACATGCTACTTATCATGCTACTTTTCATGG